CCCCTACCGACTCTCTTGCAAGCGATTAGGAAATTTCGAAGAAAAACAGGAGTAAAAAAGTTGTTCAAAATTTTGTCAGTATAGAAAATACCACTACTTTTGCACTACCAATTCAGCGGGGTGTAGCTCAGCCCGGTTTAGAGTACGCGTCTGGGGGGCGTGTGGTCGCAAGTTCGAATCTTGTCACCCCGACTGATTTATAAAGCACTGAAAATCAATCGATTTTTGGTGCTTTTCTTTTGTATTTCTGATTAAAAACATGTTATAAAGCATTTTTATATAGCCTATTTTTTGTGTATTTTTGTTGCATTTCGGTGCATTCGGTTGCAAAACCGTGCAAATTCCGTGCAAAAAAACTTGTGAGATATGGCCTCTGTAAAATTGTATCTGGACACACGAACCCCCAAAAAAAACGGGACATCTCCCCTCAAATTGGGAATCAATCATAGGGATAAGCGTTTCTTGTTGAATCTTAATATTTCTCTATCGAGCGAGCAGTGGGATTCTGTTAACAACAAGGTAGTGGCTCACCCCCGAAAACAGGTACTGAATAGTTTTATTTCTCAGATTATGGCTGATGTGAATGTGTGTATACTTGAACTGGTAAGAACGGGGAAAATGGATCGCATGCCTCCGAACGAGATTAAAAGTGTGATAGTGGCCGCCATGCGGGGATTTGATCCGGAGGAGGACCCGGAGGCGGTGAAGCCGTCGTTTATGGATTATTTCAAGGGGTTCCTTGAAACCAAGAAAGGGAGAACAAGAGAGGTCTACCAGTCTACCTTTAATAAGATGTCGACATACATCGGGGATAAAAGAATCGATTTCGAGGATATAAACAAGAGTTGGCTGCAACGGTTTGAGTCTTATATGGAAGAAAGTGTACCATCGGTAAATGGGCGTGGTGTTCATTTGAGGAATATAAGGGCTGTGTTTAACGACGCAGTGGACAATGATGTGACCGTGGTCTACCCTTTCCGTAAATTTAAAATCCAGAAGGCGGCGACGGCCAAGAGGGCTATTACGGCCGAACAGCTCGTACAATTGATGGATTTTGATTGCGACAAGCACCAAGAGAAATATCGTGACTTCTTTATGTTAATTTTTTACCTAATAGGCATAAACATTATTGATTTATGTAATTTGAAAAAGGAGCAGCTTGTAAACGGAAGGATTGAATATATACGTGCCAAAACTCATAAATTATATTCTATAAAGGTGGAGCCTGAGGCGCAAAGTATAATAGATAAGTACAAAGGTGATGAATATCTGCTTAATATATTAGATAGGTATAAAAACTACAAGGATTTTGCAAAGCGAATGAATCAGAATTTGCGATCTATCGGCGAGGTGAAAATAGGGAAACATGGAGCTAAAACAATATCCCCGATACTGCCTTTCATTACCACCTATACAGCACGCCATAGTTGGGCGACAATAGCCCATAAGATAGGTGTCTCGAAAGATGTTATCTCGATGGCTCTCGGTCATTCTTTCGGTAATCGTACGACAGATATTTATATCGATTATGATTCTGAAAAAATAGATGTAGCCAATCGCCGCGTGATTGATTTTATCAATCAAATTAAAAATAAAAAAGCCACCCAAAATAGTTAAATGGGTGGCTGCGATATAGCAACAATTAGGATTCTTTGAAAATTCACTTTCAAGATTTTGACATTTTACTCTTTCTCTTCCAAAGTTACATCAATTCCTACGATCTCACAGTATTTAAGGAAGTTGTTCAAGTTGACATTCTTCCCACTTTCAATGGCAATGACAGTCCCAAAATTCATACCCTGTTTCCAGATATTATATTGGGTCAATCCCTTTCCTTCGCGAATCTTACGCACTTGTTTCGATAACTCTTCTATTGTCATACTCCTATTAATTCCTTCTTTATCGCCTCTAAAAATGCGATAGATGTTAATACCGTATTCCTATAATTATAATCACTACCGGCTGCAATCGCATTCTTACGACCGTTTAAAATCAGCGTATCAATGAACAACACCATTTGCCGAACCGTAATATTGCCGATGTCTGCCGAGAATGTCGATAGCGATGTATAATACTTCATAGCCCGTTTTAAAAGACCCCGTATTTTAGTCTTATCAGGATTTTTACCTGTAATACGCTTAATGCTTATCTTTGCGGAAATATTAGATCCTGACAATCCGGGCTCTATGCGGTAATCCTCTCCGACTTCCTCGACAATACCGTCTATATACTCGACTTTGGCAATGAATCCATTGTCTATGTCCGAGCAGTATATGAAGTCGACTTCTCCGAACTTGTGCGCCCGGTTATGGTCTACAATGAATAGTGGAAATTCCCTTTTCATTCTTCGTCCTCCTCGTTTTCCTCGTCGTCATCGACTTTAACAAGATGTTCAAGATCTTCGCTTATATACCCTTTATACTCCCTTATGGCTTCCAATTCCGAGTCGCTGAGGTCGTCTATATCCTCTATCTCGATAGTATAATATCTGTCATAATCACCATCGAAGTCTATCTCTCCTGTTCTTCCGTTCTCGTCGTCCTCACTAACGACAGTGCCCACTTCGTCTGCAATATAGGGTTTGCAGAACCTCCCATACTCGTCCCTGTCTTTCGTGAACAAGCGATCTGACAACATGCTACACACATCTGAGAATGTTTCTTCTCCGACAAATTCAACATGACCGGGGTTAAAGAATCTGCCACCTCGGCAAACATGAAATGATAATACCATTGTTCTTTTCGTTTCCATATATAAGTAATTTTTATTTATAATTATTTGGCCCATACTGGTGTATAACAATCTTCAAGATTTATGTTATTCTCGATCGCCGCACAGGCAAGTATCCATGCTTGCTTACTCGACATGTTGGCAATCTTGAAACTCGGATAAGTGCATTTTTCATCTATCGTTTTGGCCACATTGGAGGCAAACACATTCAACTTGATTATTTCGTTTAAAAACCGATAGAACGGGTTGAAATGCAACTCATACGAATTGTTATTATTCCATCTTTCATAGTTAGCAATCTGTTGAAGTCTGTTGGATAATTCCTGAGCTTCTTTGTATTGTTCTGTACCTTTCTGTAACATGACTCTATTTTAATTGGTTACTGTTTGTTTTTGATTACATGGTAAAGATACTCCATTTTATTGTATATACAAAATATTATAGTATAAATATTTCATGATTTATCAATATTTAACAAAACACGAATGCCGGAGCTTCTCACCCCGGCATTTCCCTATTCATCATTTGCATTTCCGAATATTCCTTTGAAATTTATTTTACTTCCTCTACATCGATATATTTTGTCTTGACGTTTTGACTTAATTTTGTAAGACTAACGTATAGTTGCTCAAAGTTACTTGCCGTATTATTTTCCGGGGTTTTAAGTTTTGACATGGTTTCTATAAACCGGGTTACCTTGTCTAAGTCTCTTGTTGTTTCTAATAGTTCTGCCGCCCGATTGAATGCGACGGAAAGAAGTGTATCGGCTGTTTTCTCCCTATCGAGTTTACCCTCACAAATGTTATTGGTAATAGCTATCTCATAACGTTCTTCTTGCTTTTTTGCCAAGTTTTGAATACGTGTAGGATTGCCTTTTTTCCACGTCGAGATGGTCGAAAAAGGAACCCCAAGTAAGGTGCTGATATAGGACGGACGTTCACCGGCCGCAAGAAGTGATAATGCTCTTTGCATGAGTTCCGGGGAATATCGTTGTGTCCGTCTTGGAGTACCTTTTGCTTTTTCGTCCATATTCGTAGTTATTTCGTAATTAACAACATTCTAATATACAAAGATTTGACAAAATATCGCATTTTTGCTCTTCGAAATAATTCGTAGTCATTCGAAATGATTATGGAGTGAAGGTGTCTCCTCCCCATAATTATACTTATTAAGCTCTCGCCATCATTTGGTTCATCAACGGATTTGTATTGTTATCTATTTGTTGCTGTATTTGCCCTAACTCTTGCTGTTCATTTCCTGCCGGAACCTGCCCGGCTTGTTGTGCCGATTGCATGGCGGCTAATTGTTGCATGGCTTCTTCCTCTTTCTTGTTTATGGATTGAAGCAATCGATCGGAGAATGGGAATGCGCCGTTTTCCAATAACTGTTTTACATCTATGGCTCCGGCTCGGAACAGTTCCAGAAGTAAATCGTTGGTTACTTGACGGAATGAGGGTGTAGACTGGGACTCGGTAATAGTGAGGTCGAAATGTACATTCTTTACTTTGTCGGGATCGAAGTATTTGGCTTCTTCGCTGTACTCATTACCGGATATGTTTACATATCTCTTATCTGAATAGAATTGTTGTATGACTTGCATGAGTTTGGTGTCGCGTTCTTCCCGGAAAGCGGTAAACGATGCCATGAGGTCGACCAGATTCGTCGCAGAATTTTGGGCTTCTTGTGCATATAAAGAGGCTGCCGTATTAGATGACGGGCTTTTCCCTTGCAGTGCGCCATGCACTCCCGAGATTTCTTGAAGAAGCCGCAATTGGAGATTGAGCATTTCGTATGCTCCCACATTGGTGGCATTGGTGCTTATCTGCTGCGGGAGGGCTCCATTGGGTTTTGGTTTGAACAATATGACTCCGTTGTATCTTGTCCACTCGTCGGCAATATCTTCGATTGTCATGCCATCGGGAATTTGGTCTTCGGGGAATAACAATACTCCTTTCGCACTTGCTCCCATGATAAAATCTACCATCGTTATCAAACGGTTGATGTACCGCTGCTGGTCTATGACGTCGGAGACGAAGCTATGTACGATTCCTCCGTTGAACGGGTATATGCTGATGGTATAGGGGTGTGACTTGTGCCAATAGGGTGTTTCCATTTCTTGCAGGACGTCCCCATAGGGGGATAGCCAACGGGCATACCAATATCGGTCGATGAAGTTCTCGGTCTCGATGAGTGGTATATCGTCTTGCGGTATCCCTTGCGAAATGCCTTGAAGGATTCGATCTTGGTTTATCCTTTGAATATTGGGTAATTCTTCATAATCTATTTTATAGTATGTTCCTTCCAGTGTATCGTGGCATTTCACTCTTAGTTTCGATTCTTTCCTCCATACTTCTATGACTCTACATAATCCATTGTCTCGTGGTACAAGGAAGGACAGGGACTCGTCGCTGCCGGGCATGAGGTCTTGATAGAAATTGGAGAGTGTGTCTTTCGTCGCTGAGACATATATCTGCCGTAGTTCTTCCGCTCTTTCGACAGAACCATGTGAAAAATTCGCCAAAAGGTCTCCTATGGATATGTCGTGAATTTCTCCGATAATCGAACAATCCCAATAACGGAAATCTTTCATGTTAGTATCGAAGAATATGCGGTTGTCGGGTACGGTCATGACAAAGGCATCTTCCTTGTTCAATGCGGCATTCCACCCATAGTATGATTTATGGGCGACTATTCCAGATATGACGTAATTCTCGAATGTACGTCGGTCGACCTCCCACATTTTATTTAATGAATAGGCATACCGCATGACGATAGTCATCATCTCACCCAGTTTCTGGTCGTCACGGTCAGAGGCGACACATACAGGCTCGGTTTGATTACTGCCGAACTGTCCTACAACAGTTTTGACGAGCTGACGAATCATATTGTTCTTTAAAGGTACTTTGCCTTGATCCCGAATATATTGTTCCTCACTTACATATTTTCTTTTATCGGAATCATATATAACATCGCCCCATTGATTGCCATAGGTATATTTTCGGCAACGCTCTGCATACATTCTGAAATTCGATAATGAACTCCATGCTTGTTGGGCTTCGAATAATACATCTAAGGCTTTCCCTTCTTTGGCCTTTACCGTATCTGTGATTTGATAGTACTCTCGGTCTGTGAGTTGTGATTTTCTGTATAGTTTCATTGCGCTATCTTTAATTCGTTGATTATATCGTATAATGTATTGTCTATTGTATTTCGGAGCGATGCTATCTCGGCACTTGTCCGAATGGCTTCGTCTGCTGGTAAATCACCAGAAACTAGATCATCTTCCCACGTCTCAGCCATTCCTTCTAACTTCATGAGGTTTCTAATATGGACATTAAGTCCATCATACACACTCTTGTTCAATACTTTATCGGAATCTCTCGTGTTCTCGATAAACTCATCAATAAACAACTCCTTTAACAATTCGCTATCAGCTCGTTTCGAATCTCTTGCTTTATTTGCAAATTCATACCATTTGCTTCTTAATTTTGCTTTGGGGATTCTGTCGTTCGCTTCCCCCACAGCCGCACCTATGATAGGCACATCAGATAAATCGAAATCGGTAGGTCGTCCTTTTGTTTTTGTCACCAAAGCGTCTACGGCATTGTAGGCTTGCCCGAGAACTCGGAAGAGTCCGGGAACGTAACCGAGATAAAGTTGTTGAAGAACTGCCGGATTGTTGAGTTTCTCCAAGACGGGGATTTGTTCGAGCCAGCCTTTTTCGGCATAGTTTCCACCTGTCATTTCGTTGACAAACTCGCTCCATTTGACTAGTCCTTTCGGAGTACTTCCGTATGCTTTGCGAAATTCAGGAAGATTTTCATTCCATGGGGTTTCTTTGTACAAGGGTCGTCCCATGAAGTTCTCATTGAATGCGATGTGCGCTATCGGTTGTGTCCATGTGGGTACAGCATTAGTCCAGCTTCCATAGGTTATGGGCACGATGTCTTGCCCTATCACGGCGAAAAAGTCGAGTGGTTTCACGGGGTCACTGATTAATGGGTGTTTTTTATGGTAACCTGTTATTATATCGGCCAGCATTATCCCCCATGCGTGGAATCCTCGCAAACTTTGAGCTAGCGGTATGAATATGAATTTGCCTTCTCCGACAGGTATTACCAAGTTGTTATATCGCTTTGTTTCGGGAAGTGCGTGATAGGCGTCTCCCCAACGATCATCGTCACCCGAGAAAATCGCACAAAGAAGGGAGTCGAGGAAACCGATGGAAATAATCGTTCCTATAACTTTGGCAAAGCCTTTCTTGTATTTCTTGATTCCCCTGTACAGGCGGTCTGTCCCTTGCAGGGAGGCATTGAGGAAGGCGTAATTATCAAATATCCATTGTATTCCTTCGTGGCTTCCCCGCCGGTTGAAGTTTGTGCTAACATTCTTGGCATCGGTGATTGCCGCATCTATTGTCTTTCCTTCCCTTAATGCGGCCACAAATTGATTCAAACGGGTGACGCTTTCCATAAGCCGGGCTGTATCTTGTATGGCTTTTACTCCTGCCATATATCCTTTCTTGATCGCTTTTGCCTGTTTATTCATATCGACAGTACCGTACTTAACCGCATTATCTATCGATTTACGATAATCCTCAACTGTATTCGCACTGATATATCCTGTCTCTCCTCCTCTCGATACAAACAGATAAGCGGCTATATCGTAGTCGGACTTGGAAATTTTACCTTTTCTGCCCATACGATCCAAGAAACTTTCTATTTCTTCAATTGTATATCTCTTGTTTTTCGATTCTCCCCGAATATATCTCCGCATGGCAGCGAATGAATCGGGAGCAAGTGCTGCGATCTGTCGGGCTTCGGCGATCGATTTCTCGGCACTGTTGTAAGCGAACGCCCCACTAAAATCCCTTGCAAAGTTGCTAAACAGGAAAAATGCCGGAGAATAGGTGGTATAGAATTGTGACAAGGCTCGGGTAGTTCTCGCTCCCAATCTGTTCAAATGACGAGATCCGTAAGTGAGCCACCCCGGTATATTATACCATTGGTCGGGTGTTTCTATCTTACGAGGCACATTTTTATCGAGGTTCAACCTCCCGTTTATTGAATTGGAGACAAGCGGGTTGGTAAACAGTATGGATACCTTCTTCCCTGCGACGAATACATCGACCGTGCTTTCTTCCATTTGTGAGGGGGTCTTGTGAACCGTTCCACGATTGGAGGGATAGGCCTTGCTGAATCTGGCCATTCCGCTTTCCAATTGTTCAGCGGAGGGGACTTCGTCTGTTTCCACCCATGTTTTGTTGCCGTGTTCGTCGAGAATGGGATTTCCGTTGGTGTCCAATGCGAGGATTTCGTACTTGGGTATGATCTGATAGATATTGGATATGGTGGTTATCTTTTTTATCTCGTCGGACTGTTTGGGCTTGTATTTGAGAATTTTCTCTTTCCCGTCTTTGTATTCGACCTCATAAGAATACCCGAACTTATTGCGCACGTCTTTACCGGCCAATAGGGTAAGCAGCCTTTGTTTCATTTTGTTCTTGTTGGCTCTCGCTATCTCGGTATTTGCCATAGCCATGATGGATACAAGCGGGTTGTCGGCTCTGCTTGTTCTTCCTTTGGCTTGTTTATTTACTGTTGAGCCGGGATTGATTCTTATATTGGAGTCGTACATCTGATCCATCGTTTCTTCGGAGAATCCTCTGAGCGGGACATAAAACTGGAACCTTTTCTTATAGGTATCGGCATCTTCTTTTGAAACGAGACCGGATTTTACAGATATGTCTAACGTTTTGTTCGTGGCTTTCTTGATTTTGTCCCAAAGGTTAATAACGGTATTTTCGCCTAACAAGGATTCGACCTCGGATATAAAATCTTCTGCCGTGTTATAATTTGGGGCATATTCCTGCTTGAATCTGTCGAAATAACCGGAATAGTCTCTGGTGGATAGTTCCTGTATGTAACCGGTTCTTTTCTTGTCGTAATCTTCGACTCCTTTGTGGGACTCTTCCCATTCTTCAAGTGCTTCCCTCCTCATGACTTGGTTACGTTCTATGCCGTGTTTGATTAGCATATAGTCGACAAGGGTATCTTCATCGACACCGTTTTTCCCATGTATTATCTTCTCATACAATTCGAGAAGCGGAAGGTAATAATCAGCATTGTATTCGTCTGCCTCGGCTTTTATCCTAGAATCCATAAAACCGGTGTATTCCCATGCATTCTCTTTTTCGGATATTTCTTTTCCAAGCGTAGAGGATATGAGTTTTTGAAGAGCTTCCAACGGTTGGTATCGATCAATCCAAACACGTCTTTCCATTCCCCGGCGGAGAGCTGCATCGAATATCATGGCTATATCTTGCGGCAGAGTTCCATTGTCTATCGAGTTTCTTATATCATCGGAAATTATGTCGTTATTGTCGAATATATAAGTCAGACAGTTTTCTGCTTCTTGGTAATCGGGGAAGCTGGCTATGTCGCCCGATATTTTTGCGCCATAGGCTGCTGGTGCACTTTTTCTTATCCTTTGTGATTGATCAGGAGACAATTGAGACAAATCGACGATTCCTTTCCTGTCCATAGATATTTTGATATAGCTCGAAACATCGGGTGCTTCCCTACGGAATCGAGTATTCATCGTTCCATTAGAATTTTCCCCGGTAAGTTTGGGATTCTCGAAGTTTTCTACTATATTTGTGGCAGTAGAAACTTCTGCACTTCCTTGTTTCACCTGTTCATCAGGCAAGACGAAAGCCACGTCAGCGAGATTAGTTCGCTGTTGGTCAAGGAAATGCAGGAGTTTTTCTTTATCTACATTTGTCAACTTCCCTTGATTTATCCATTTTACAATACTTGCTCCATTTTTAGGAAATACATTTCTTATACTATTTACTTCCAATACATTCCCCTTTATTTTCGGACGGATAAACATTCCTACAAGGAAATTTTCCCCATTATGTTCCAACACGGTCAATATGTTTTGCGATTTGACACTGTCTCCATAAGCGAAAGTGGCTATTGGATGGGCTATCGCATTAGGTAGATTTATCACTTCCGACAAATCATAATCATGTTTCCCCGAAGTAGACTTGTATTCCAATTGAGACGCAGGCATCTCTATCGGCAAATCTGGTATTCCAGCATCTCTTAAAAATTCGCTCGGTCTCCCCAATTGATACACATGACCTTTTTCCAATCGTCCCTCTATCTGTTGCTCCAATTCCTCGTTGAACCGTTGGTTCACTTCTTCCATCTCCTCGGCTGTACGGTAGCGTATATCGGCACTAGTCCCTGTATTTAATTTCGCTTTTACCCAGAAATTGTATTGTTCCCGAATATTGTCTATTTCCTGTTGAGCTTCGGTGATTTTGGCTCCTTCGGATACGTATTCTTCTGACAGGAATATACCGGAATCTGTCAAACGCCCAGACCATTCATCGACATATTCTTGAACGATTTGCCGCTTGCCTTCTTTTTTATTTATACCGAGAATGGGTATGAAATGGGAGGACATGAGCTTATCGGAAAGCATTCCATAATCTATCGGGAAAGGTGGTACTATCCGTATCGAGCCGGTGGCTCCGTTGTACCAATATCCTCCACCGACGGCTTTTATCAGCTTGGGGCTTTCCTGTACAAAATCACGGAAGATGGTCTTATATTGTTCTAAAACATATTTGTTTTGTTTTAATTTAGAATCACGAGACTTTGATTCTTGTTTATAAACGTTTTCATTTACACGATATTTATAGTATTCGGCTATTTGAGTATCGAGAGTGCCGGCCATTTCCGTACCTATACAATGGCTTAATTCCTCTATTAGTTGTGGAGAGGCGACATCGGGGAAAGGATCGGTCTTTGCCCCATCTATAAGACTGGAAACCTCTTTTTTCACTTCACTCGATGAATATTCCTTCATACCTTTGATTAGGTCGATTATCTCTTTGGATCGATCGCCGCTCAAACTTATATCTATTTCTACCCCTATATCACCACCGGGGAAGAAGGTGATTTCTTTTCCGTTTCCGATGGTATACATATTGTCGGAAGCCTCCATTCGTGGAGTGTGGTTGGCGAACCGTACTTTGAGCGTGTCGTTTCCTATGTTCAATTCTAGGTAACGACTTCCTGTTTTTGCCGTATGTGTTGTGTAGTCTTTTTCATCGAAATTTTCACGAAGGTATTTATCGACCGCTTTATATACCGAGGTGTGGTTTGTACGGACTGTCTCGATTTTAGAGCCGTATCGGGGATTGACAATGATGGTACGGAAGCGTATGTCGTCGCTGCCAGTGGAGAATGCCCCAGTGTTGTCATATGTATCTTTCAGCTGATTCGGATTAAAGCATGCGATGTAACCCACACCCTCGTCCGTACCGATCAATCCGTCATAGCCCAATTTTTTTATCTCGGCTACAAATTGAGGTGTTTCCGTTACCAACCAGCTGTTCCCGCTATTTAAGATTTCTTTCGCCGTTTCTACTGATACCGTATCTCCTTGTCCACCATAAAAACTCAGTGTTGGTATTTCATCTCCCAATGACGATAGAATAATATCTGCGTCACGCTGTGGAACGAACGGATTTTTTACATCAACAAATAAATCATAAACGTAACCCTCCTCTGTCCACTGTTCCGTGCCGTCCATATCGTCCGGAATAGACATAGCCCGTTTTTCTGCGATACTCCGCGCTTTCTCGGCATCGACACTTGTAAATATCATTCCGCTATATTCTCCACCTCTGAAAGTATAAAACGGTGCTTCTTGGCTTATATATGTTATACCGTCTTTCTGCCACCCTCTATTGGGGGTAATCTGGTCTCTACGAAGCGGTGTGCCATGAAAAACTACCTTCGGCTCCCCGTTCTCGTCGACAACTTTCGATGCTTTTTCCGGGCTATTCTCCCAATCACCGAACCAGTCTTTGAAAGCATTGGTGCGCACTTGTGCCCATTGCTTGGGTGTAAGGTTGGTGTCCGCTCCGTTTGGGGCTTTCATATAAGTGCCGTTTTTCAGTGCTCTTTCGATGATGGCTTGCTCCTCGGGGGTGTATTGGCTCGTGCGGTAGCGGGTGTGGTCGGTTATCTGCAAATCGTTCTCATTGAAGATGACGTAGTTTCGTGCTCCGTCCGAACGTCCGCCCGTGGTGGCTTGTGCAGGATATTTGATACCGGTGAAGCCGCATTGCAACAATGCCTCTGATGCTTCACGGTCTCCTCCAAGCAAGTTTTCCAAAGTCTTATAGATATTTTCTCCTCGCATTGACCACTTGTCTATTTCTTCGGCATTTACTGCCGTTGACGGAGCGATACTTGCATTGAAGTTGTCTAACTTATTCTTTCGGTAGTTCTCGCTTAAATAATCCTGTATGCGTTTTATCTGCTTTTTGGTTATAGGTTTATCCCAGTCCAGATAGTTCTCGCCAGTGTCGTCGGGAATTTCGACGGTATAGAGTACTCTCGTAGATACTTTTGAAATTAAATCTTCAATATGTTCCCATTCTTTCTCATACTCTTTTAATCTTGGTATTTCAAAATCAAAATCAGGGTCATTACGTTGTATTTCCTCTAATTCTTTAATTTGCTTTTTTAAATCAGATATGGTAGACCTGTTGTCTATATACAAATTAGGTTCGTGCCTTATTATATTTTTTAATTTTGTTAACTCTTCATATAAATAATCTTTTTTTGCCGGATCAGCTGCTTTCTCCGCATATGATTTACCTATGCCCTCCACTTCGGTTACATAAGTTCCCCAGCCATATGCTTGTGCGCCTTCTCCCGTGCCCATAAAACTATGGTCGAAGCGGTCGAACGAGGCTCCGCTACCGTGGTAGACTGTTCTGAAACGTTCATCGAGACTTTCCTTTATACGGGTGTCTGCGGCTGATTTACGGATAATATCGGTCGTGGAGTCCTTATCGGTGATACGGTTCTTTGATTTCCACAACAGATAGGCGATGTCGGAATCGGTGAGGCTGAGGTCGATGCCTATCTTGCGGAAGGCTTCCTTGATGAACCGTTTTATCTTGCTCCACAGCGAGGGGGTGGTGATTCCTTCCTCGGCGAAATGTGCTAGATACTCATCGGCGGCGGCTCTCTTGCCAGAGAAGTCGTTGGCCGCATATTGCTTCTTTTCCTCGTTGGTAAGGTCGCCGTATTTCTTGCCTTCTGTGTACGCTCCAAAGTAGGTTCTTTCCCTATCGGTCATGGAATCCCATACTTGGTCGCACAGCTTGTCGAAGTTTTCACGACCGAGCATGGCGGGCAGTCCGTAATGGGCTACGGCCTCGTGCAACAGCGTGCGTTGTGCGTCACGAATGGAGCCGTGGTTGGGAGCAACGATAACGATTTCTCCTGTGGTTTGGTCGTACCAGCCTTGACTCTTCAATTTCCTCGTGTAATTTTTCTCGGAAGGAGATATTTGAGAGACATCTCCCACAATCCGCACAGGGATATTGAGTTTCCCGGCTTCCCGCTCGATATATTCCTGTATCTCTTGCCTTCTCTCTTGTAGCGTTTTTTGCGTGGATAAGCGAGGTTTTTCTTGCTTATTTGAAGCACCTGTATTATCTTTACCTGCGGAAAAGCCGGTTTGGGAGAGAGCTGTGCCACCTCTCAACGAAGTTGTATCAGTGTCTGTCGTCTTGGTACTTGCCGGATTTTCTTTTTCAAATGCCGTCAATAACCAATTCTTTTTATTACCGTCCCATTCCAAACGAATGGTAGCTTTATGAGTGGTGCTTTCTAAATTTATACGGTTGGAGTTCCTTGTGGTAACCTGCATATCATTTAATATATCTTGCAGGTTGTCTAATACTTCGGGGTGATATTTTACCAGTTTTGCCAGACCGAAACCGTCACTATGTCCTGTTCCCTCTTTCCCCCATACTAAATCAATGTCCCCTACGTCTTTGTGGTATAAAGCGCCTATTGCCTCACCACTTTTCTTTTTCATTAGAAAATCAATGGCCTCTCTCGGTTTTCCCTTGAACTGTATATATATTTCTCCAAATGGACCTTCACCAACAGGGTCGTATTCCTCAGCTGCTCTGGCTTCTATTTCTTGTCGGGATAAAGCCGATTGGCTTCCGCCAAATTGTGTCTCATTCGTTCCGCTGCTTTGACTGCGTCGAATGGCTCTTTCCGCTTCTTCCATTCCTCTATCTTTTTGAGCTTCCGTTCCTCGCTCTCTTTGTGGAATTGATTGAAGTATTTCATCTTGGCTGTCGATTTGTTTTTCCTCTTGCGAAAATAATGAATTTTCTTTATTCGAATTACTTTCTCTTTCATTTATTTGAGTTTGCCCAGATGGGGTTTCGCCTGATTCATTGCGTCGAAATGCAATGTCGTTTCTTGGAGCCAAATCATCGGGTAAGGGTTCTTTATCTTTAAGATATTGTTGGTATGTACCCAAACGTTCATTCAAAGATTTGAGCTGTTTTTCCTTATTTACTCTCTTTACAGGAGAAATTTCTCTCTCTATCTCTTTTTCAAGACGGGCTATTTCGGATTGTGTTTTCTTTGTCCCAGCCTTCGCCACTTCTATCATGGCTTTTACTCCTGCGATTTCTTCTCCATATTCGAACTGCTCTCGCAAAGACATTTTCTTTTCGTCGACCTCTCCGTTGGACTTGCGATATTTTGCCCAGCGGTCTGTTTCTTCTTTCCCTTCTACATTCTGCTGTATTTCCCGGAGTTTATCTTCCACTCTTTGTGAGACCTCTTGTCGCATAGCTTCTTCCTCTCTGGTAAGTTGTTCTCCATTGGCTATCTTATTTGCTATGCGTAATACTGTACTATCTTCTACTGTGCCATCTTCCACAAAACGGGTATATTCAGAAGTATCGGTAATCTCTGATTGCGGAGCTGTTTGCCTGTTTTCCTCAATTGTAACTGGTAGTTTTTTTTCTTTTCCCTTTACATGGGTAATTTGCTCGGGTTTGATAGAAAGAGGTAAAGGGACACCATCTACTACATCTTCCACATCTACTCCCGAATCATCGATACCGATGATTTTCAATGTTCTTTCCACACCGGGGTTATCCGGGTCGGAATAATCTTTGAAGGTTACTACATCTCCTATCTCTAATTCGGACTTACGGTATAAAGGTTGTTTCTCAACCCCTTCGTCACGGGGTGACAACTCCCCTATCTCGCCACCGCTCATAGTAGAGGAGGGTGTTCGGCTTTGTTCATCGGATTCTACTTCATCAGCTTCGTTCTCTATCTGGCTTGCCATATTTGTTTTTGTGATGTCCTCGGCCATTGCACGTGCTTGTCCTACGGCATCTTCTGTCGACATAATGGATACGCTTCTTATGTCTTTGGGCGATACCATAATGGGAGTATTACCTATTCCTACCGGAACGGCTATAAGAGAGCCAGATTGCGTTGTAGTGGTATATTCTCCGGCTGCATTGGGTTCCAGTGATACGTTTCCTACCGTAAGTATGGCTTCACGACCGTCTAATAAGGTTACGGTTACTTTTCCTCCCATCTCTTTATTGATGAGTCTCATTTCTGCCTCGGCAGCTTTGTCCCCGGCTTCTTCGGCATCGGATTCGATCTTGCCGAGTATAAATTCATATCCGGTACGAGCCAGAACGAACCTTCGCAGCTCGTTCGCATCCTCTTGGCTCAGCCCATAGGTATTTTGCATCGATTCCACGAAATCTTCCCGGCGGTCCAGCGGCACATTGTCGAGTCGTTTGATAACGTCCTCGGACGAAAGTCCCTCGCCGAAGTCCTTGTTGTCATAGTTTCGTTTCGCCTTGCGGTAGTCGTGGTAATTGACGGCCATATTCACGGCGGCAGCCGCTTGGAATCCAAGCGACATGATACCGACGGCCATTACCGTTTGGAATTGCTGTTCCGGGTCTTTGATGTCCTCCCATTTGACGTCGCCTATCATAGAGGCGTTGAGTACCATGTTCAGCTCCTCCTCGGCGACCTCGGGGAGAAAGCCGTTGAAGCCGGTGATTCTCCCGGCTTTTCTTGCGAATTCTATCGACTTCCCCACCAATGGCTTGGTGAGCAGCTCTCGCCCTCCTTTGAACCGGGAGAGCAGTCGACCGAAGCCAAGCCCCATATATTTACCGGCAAATTCCGTCCCATACTCCAAGCCGCTCGCCCCAACTCCTTTCAAGAATGCGAGGCCTAGGCTTTCCCGGTTCTTCACTCCCTCGTGTTTATAGTCTGTTTCGAGGATTCCCTCGGGAGTCATGGTGGAACCTACCTGTATATCGTGATTGCCTACCATGCGGCTCATAACGTCCTCGGCCGTTCGACCTGCGCCCGATGTAAGCGCCATTACCGTACCTCCCACAAGGCCGTCCACGGCAGCATTGCTTATCTTGCCTGCGGCGTTCATGGCTACCCGTCCGGCTGCGTTTTTACCTGCATTGGCAGCTATGCGAGATACCGCTTTGGAGGCCGATTGGCCGATGATTTTCTTGACGGCTGTCTTCGCAGCCGCTTTGGTCGCAGCAGATGCGGCGGCTCCTACGCCTCCTGTCAACGCGAATTCAACCAAATATGGCAGGGATTCCATGGTTCCTCGCCCGATATTTTGCCACGTGTCGAGTTGCAAGCTGCCTTGTATCTGGTCTAACAGGGAGAAAGCGGACATGAGTTGCTGTTCTTCTTTGGTAAGTTTTTCGAAGCCTTCACCATTGTCGCCTATTTTATTGGCGATAGCAAGCACCCGACCCATGTCGATCGCGTCTGTGGCTCCCAGCGTTAAAATGCCGGAGTCGAACGAACGGGCGAAGGCGTCGGCGAAATTGGCGAGTCCGTTACCGTCCTTGCGCTTGTACATCTCTATGACATCACGAGCCTCGGATATGTATTTGCGTGTAAGCAGCTGTTCTTCGGATAACCCAGAACTCTTTTTTATCCTCCCTAATTCGTGTAGGGCATTATCATTTATAGCAGCATCTAATCCGCTTACAAGACTTTCCCTCAAACTAGGTGTTTTTACTGATGTCGATTTAATTCCTTGGTCTATATCCTCCTCCAACTTATCAAGCATGTTCTCAAATTGAAAAACTACGTCTTTCTCCAAACGTGTTCTGGCGTCGGCAAACCTATCTTCAATGGTTTTATCAAATTGAGATTTATATGCGTCGGAAACGGGGGTGCGGTTGGAGGAACTATTTGACACTCCTCTCCCTTCGGGTACTCCCCCTATATTGCCTTGCGACACAGATGGAGAGGGTGATTTACTTATCCAATTTTTATCGATTATTCCATCTGCTATTTGCTCGGCGGAAGTAGCGGCCTGTCGTACTTTTTGGAACAAGGGCGTATTTGCCGCCCCATATTTTCCATGACCCAAAGACTCTTCGTAATCGGCAATGCTGTTTTCCAATTCATCTTCGGATATAATTGTGTTTTGGGGATTTTGATTTGAAACAAATGTATTAGGTGATTCCTTTTTTGTTTCTTCCGTCACATACGACCATTTTTCATATCGCTGTTGGAACTTATTCCGCTTTGATAAAGGAATTGCATACTTTTTACCCTCACCATCGTACATTTCTACTTTTGACTCAGGATAGCGTCTTTCAAAATCTTGTATTTTATCATCAGGAATATTGTACCTATTCCCGTTTGCTCTGTATATTGGCATAATATTCTGTTAATCAATTATGTTTTGCGAAAAGTCATCATCTTGCGCATTGAGCTGCTCTATACCTTCTATATATAATCCTATATTTTCTGCGGCTTCCAAAACTTTTTGTTCAATCTGAGGATATTTCCTCATAAGAGAACCTATTTCTTGAATCGCAGTTTTTGCACTATTCGGATTGTTCCTTAACATATCGTCAATTCTTAACAACTGTTCCGAAACTGTGGTATTTTTACCATATTCATTTTTCATTTTCTCATCACCTAATCCTGCGTCAATAACAGCTTGTCGAGCTGCTTGAAAAAGACTTCCAGCAGAAAACGGTAATTCACTCTCGGAGATTTTAATTCGTTTTCCACCAGACAAAGGAATATCAGAACCTTTCTTATATAGATCGCTGCCTTTATTCTTCATAGATGCTATACCGTATTTCGTTTTGTTATTGTCGGCTGCTATCTGTATCTTCGTAGCATTATTCGCATCATTTATTGATTTTTTATTTGATCGCTCCTTTTCGCTCTCTCCGGCTTCAAATCCAAATTTCATCAATAGGTCATTTAATTCATTTGCCCGTTCCCACTCGGCCAAAGCTCCCTCATACTCTCTTTGTGCTTCTGCGGCTTGTGCGGCATCACGACCGACCTTGTCTTGGAATGCCGCTTTTAACAGGCCTTGATCGTACAACATCTGCATTTGGTCTCTGCGGTCGAGCAGATTTTGGAGGAAAGCATTATTGACAGCCGTGGACGGTTTTCGGGCGGCGGCATTTCCACCTGCGGCTACTCCTATTATCTCGGCTAATGTGGCTCCTACATCACCAAGTACGGCCAATTTCCTCCGATTCTCCACGATTCGAGGATCAATTTCTTCGGGTCGTTTGAGTATGCGGTTATAAATAGAAACAAAAGATTCGCCGGCTTCTGCGGCTTCTCTCATCTGGGCTGCCTGTTCCGGGGTAACATGGAACACTGGTTTCTCAGAAGTACCATCGGCACTTACACCGTACCCAGTAGTAGCGTCTATATAGGGAACGGGGAGTTTAGAACGATTGGCGGCTACTGTATTTTCCCATGATTGTTGCAGATTTTTACCGTCAACCAACGGCGTACCGTCTGTTCTCTTTCCACCGGAGGCAGTATTTTGCCAATCGGAATTTATAATTTTACTAACAGGAGAAACGACGGGTGGAGCAGGTTGTGTCAGATCAATCTTCTCCTCTGGCGTTTTTTCCTTCCATCTGTTTAATAAATCGTCTAATATTGCCATATCTTATCCATTAAATAGCGGGAGTGGTTGCATTTCCCGTTTTCTTATAATAGGGTGTAGTAAACAACGACCCGAGAAGATTTCCCGAATTGGAGGCTATTTGAGTCCAACTGGCTGCGTTTTGGGCATATTGTCCGGCTTTCTGTCCCAAGAGGTAGTTTTTCTGATTCAAATAGTTTGTCTTTGCATTGTCCTTGACTTGTTGTCCCATAGCGGCGATATTGCCGACGGTATCGGAAAGCGCACGGGCATTTACTTTTTTTACGGCGGCCTCAGCTTCGGGTGTGGCTCCCGTTACTACCGCCGAATTTCGTTGTGCACGAACAGCATCGGATAAATTTTTGCGGTATGTGCTCAATAGATTCTGTACGTCGGAGCGGTTCAAGATGTCTTGATAATAATCTTTCTTGAACATGTTTTCGTTTTCCTGTAATTGCTTGTCCAACTGTTTTTGCGCTTTCCTGTTTGCGGAAGCGGAGCCTAATCCTCCTGCGAGTATCCCGCCGAGAGATCCGATGAGACCTAATGTTTCCAGAATTGCCATAGAACTTTATTTTTTTATTGCAAAAATCGCTTTTCTCTGAAATCAAGGGCATACGTCTTTGCCATTTGTTTGGATATAACACTTAAAACGAAGCCTCCGAAATGGGCTTTTTGTGACGTATAACTGCTTTATTTACAACCTTTGGAGGGTCCATACTACCCGAGATGTATAGTCCTATCGCCCGGGACATGAGCAAGTCGTCATGTTTTCCTTCTATCGCACCATAAGCTCCATTTTTCTTTTTTTCATAAGTATCATGCTCATCAAGAACTTCTTCTTCCCGCTCGATATAGCCATTATCACGGATTATTTGTATCTGATTATTGATAACCATCGATTTGGTGGTTCTGTTGGTATGAAATCCCCAACGGGCAGGTGCTCCTTCTTTAATCTGCGAAGGAGGAGATTGCCGGGCATACAGGTTTTCATAGGAGGCTGCGACAAGGTCAAGTATATATTCTGCGTCTCCTTGGTCGGAAGCCTCCGTTTCTAATGTATTGCTTTCAAAAACCAGTAAAGCGGTATTATACCACAAGGCTATCTGGGTAGCCTTCCACGCCAATATATCGTGATCGATATGTCCTCTCCAAGAAGCGACAATCTCGGGTTTTCCTCCATACATAGTCCAATAGCGGTCTATCACACTTATCACAGACCAGTCGGCAGAATGGGATCGTCCTCCAATATCTACGGAAACAATATAACGATTGGATATATCGAGCTCGGTATCGGGTTTTTCCCATACTTTAAGCGAGCCGGTTGTATCTTCTTTGAAAGACAGTTCTCTTAATGAATCTTTCCCGGTTATAGAATGTGTATCGGACTGTAATTCACCCCTCCAACAAGGAGGCTTGGTATTTTCTCTCATACGGTGGATAGCGTAACGATCGAAAACTCGCTCTCCTGTGTTTGCAAATGCTTCTACATCGTCGGAAGGAAATTCGCTCATCATGTGTTGAGCATCTTGAAATGTTTTTCTTTTGTTTCTATACCATTCTATGGCTTCAAGAGTGGCTCCACTTTCCCACAAATACCATTCGTAATCGGTAAAAGAGGATATAAGCCGCTTGTAATCGCCGACAGGTGTCTGATACATTTCTATATCATACCAAGGAATAAATATAGGGGTCTTATCCGACTCTCCTTTTTTTGCATTCTCATATTCGGTATGAAAATAATCCCCAACTCCTTGTGCCGTAGATTCCATGACAATGACGGAATAAGGAACTAGGGGTATAGATGAGCTAATGGAAGCTATCAAATCTCCTGTTCGTTTTTCTTTGGTATCGGGATACAAAGCAACCTCGGAGAAATGAACCATAGCTATATCTGCTCCTCGAACAGAATCGGGTTTTTCTGCCGAACCTATTGTTACACGGGCATTTACTTGTTGGATATAAGATATATTCTGAGTTCTAGCAAACGGTCTCAATTTAAGCGGACTATTCAATATCCAAGAAGGATAATTGTCGAGCAGTTTGCTATACATTGCTCGAATATTGGAAGATGAGTCTTTTACATGCGCTGCTATGACGCTATTCCACTGATGTTTGTGTACAAGCTGAATCCACGCCATATAGATTTGTGTGAGCGTTGAACCTCCCCATTGTCGGGCTTTGAGTAGAATCACCCGGATTGGTTTCCCCTCACGACGTTGCTGTTCGAATAGTTTAAGAAGTTTTCTTTGCGGTCTGTTCAAAAGAAAGGGTATATCGACCGATGTTATCTTATCTTTTATCTTAACTGTGGCTATCGCCCAAAACTCAAAATCGTATTTAATCCGCAGCAAAAAAAATTGACGGTCTATTTCTCGAATAAGCTGGGGTGTGGCTTGTTGATGAAGCCCGTTTTCAAGAAGATTTTTATAGGATTTTTCTTGGGAAAGTATCTGTACCCAGCCATTTTCCTCATACATATCGGCGGGTATATGTAGAGTCCCGAACTCTTCGATTTTTATTTCTTTTCGGGGTATTACATCTGACCCCTCTCCCGTTACCGGATCATACGGTTCCGTAAAAGACATTCTCCTTTTTTTGTTCTCTGCTATTATTTCAGAGTAATTCATTCGATGCCTCCTTCCTTTTTTGATTGAAAAAAGCATCTTTTCTTCTCATGGCTATGATATGCCTCGCCGTACGAACAGAAATATAAAATTGTGGAGCCGGAGAACGAATCGCCCTTCTGACTGCTTCTGAAAACGATATGCGATCATCACCGGCTTGAATTTCACAGGCTTTTTTGTATAGGTCGATGTACATCTTTTGCTTTATGGGACAAGATGTTATTCGTTTCCCTTTTTTTATGTTCAGAAGATTGGTTATGGCTTTTTCATTACCGATATAAAACCGCTTGGAAGGGGATTGAATCGCCGCTTGATAAATGTAATCACACATTATCCCACCACACAAATTGAGGGTGTAGTAGAACGTGTCACAGAACTCTCGGTCTCTGCTTTCTTGATAATCTAATGTAGGCATACGCAATTTGATTTGCGTATGTTGGGTATCGGTTTGATGCAAATATAAGCTAAAAAATCGATTTTGCAATGACGTACTGCCCTAAAAATCGCACTGACCGATTTTGCAATGACGTACCGTCCTAAAACTATGAAAATGAGATTTTTGTGTTGAGTTTTTTTTGAACCCATCACAAAAAATCGTATGGAAAAAGATAAAGAAGAAATTACAGCACAAGTTGAAACTCCATCTGGAACAGTAGATGAAACCGTAAAAGCCGAATCTCCTAAAAGCGGCCGATCGGTATGGGTAGAACGACTACGTACGACTTACCCGGATAAAGATGTAGACTATGAAAATGACGATGATGCTTTCTACTCGGGATTAGAGGATTTTTATAATACCAGAGAGGATAGAATCAGAAAACTTGACGAGGGTAATAAATCTCTCACAGAAGCATTGGCTCGTGAACCGGAAGCGGGATTATTTCTAAGTGAATTAATTGCAGGGAGTGAAGTATTACCTGCCCTTGCAAAAAGTTATGGAGATATTCTCGGAGCTGTCTCGGGTGACGAAGAATCCATGAAAAAATTTAATGAAGGACTTTCGGCTCGTCGGGATTCTGAGAAATCATTTAACGAAATCAGAGCAAAACAAGAGGAAAACGCAGCCCGTAATGCAGAGACTATCGGCTCGTTTTTCGAAGAAAAATCGGCCGACGACGCAGAACGGACGGCCTTTGAGGATTTTGTATCGTCTCTGGCCGACAGCATTTTCACTTTCAATTTCGACCGCCCTACCCTCGATGCTCTTTGGAGGGCATACAAACATGATGAAGACGTGACCGAAGCGGCCACTGTGGCGGAAGTAAAGGGGAGAAATGCCAATATCGAACTCCAAAAAAGGAGCGTAAAGAACGACGGGACACCCAATCTGAACAGGGAATCGTCAGATAGGATAACGGCGAATGTGACTGTCCCGAGGAGTAAACGAAGGGGGATTTTTGAAAGAGGAGAAATTGTTTAACAAAATAGGTAAAAAAGATGAAAATTTTAGGTAAAGAAGTGAATTGGAAATATATCGCTGTCGCCGGCGGTATTGTGTTGTTGTTTTTATTGTTGTGCTCCTTCGGGTTGTTCACATCAGGTGAAACGGTCATCGGACTGGCCGCAACGGTTCCTCTGGCAGGAGGTGGTGTGAATGTTACAGACGAGCCGGTATCGGCAGACTTGACCAAAGAGGTGTCGCCGGATTTGTTGAAAGCGCATATAGACAAGGAGGTTTGCCGGATTATGCCTTCGTCTACACCGGTAGACACGGTGAGCCGCAGCGGTCGGGTGATTTCGGTAGGTTCCCGTGAATATGAGTTTTATTCGTTGGACACCAAACCGGCTTTGACAACCTTGAAAGCGAAATATACAGAAACGGCGTCGGCCGGTGCGAAGCTCGACACGGCGAACAACGATTATTTCGAAGTTTCGGACACGATAAAGGTTATCGGTGTAAAAGGTTATGACGAGGGAGGAACTACTGAAAAAGACGAGTTGGTTCTCTATGTAATGAGTAAAGATGCCGACGGTAAACTGAATGTCTTGGCGGTGAATGGTAAAAAGAGCGGCAGCACACCGGGTATAGTACCCACCATCGAAGCCGGAACTGAACTCCTGCGAATGGGACGAGCCGGAGCGGAGAAAGATGCACAAACTGCACAATTCGAGACCTTGCCTACCAAAGAACAGAATTATGCCCAAAAGTTCTGTACGCAAGTCGAAGTTACCGATGTATATCAGGAATGGACGGAAAAAGAAGTCGATTTCACGTTCACAGACATGGAACGCGATGCCATTTGGGAAATGAAGCGAGGTATGGAAATGAATTTCTTGTTCGGCAAAAAGAACAAATTACGTGATACGACCAAGAAAGAGGACGTGTGGTTTACTGAGGGCATCTGGTGGCAAGCCGGTAAAGACTGGACTTATGACGCATCAGCAGGAATGACCGCGAAAGATTTGATAGCTCTCTGTAAAACGGCTTTAACGGGAAATGCAAGCAGTAAGAAAAAACTGGTTTTCGCAGGAAGTGATTTTATCGAACAAGTGACGAACCTTGATATTCAGAAAGTCATGCAGGGGGATCAATACAAAGCCGAACTTGGGCTCACGTTCGATTCCATTCACTCGAAATTTGGAGATTTGTATGTGGTCTATACAGAATCATTCGATCTGGCAGGCATGAGCAAATGTGCCCTTGTGGTGGACGATAACTATTTGACCAAATTTGAATTCAAGTCGTTGTCGAAAGAACGCAGGGATTTCAAAACTGCGGGTATACGTGAGACGGAAGGTGAATTTATCCAAGAAATTTCTGGCATTGTATTGAAGAATCCGGGAGCTCACGTTCGTATCACTCCGAAAGCTGAATAAAAAACAAACAAGGGGAGTATCGATGAAAGATACTCCCCATAAATCATAGAAGTTATGTTGAAAGTATATAAAACCCAGACTTACCTGAGCATGCCGATAACCGTGAAAGGTAAATCGGTACGCATTGAGTTCAGAGGGAATAAATTCACAGGCGGATTTTTCTCGACCAAAGACAAAAATGTGCAGAAAGCGATAGAGTCTTCTAAGGAGTTCAACAACATTATATTTTTAGATGCTGTCGAGGAAGAACCTGTAAAAGAGAAGGAAGACAGAAGGGTAAAAATAGAGTCTGTAAAATCGTTTCAAGAAGCTGTCGAATATCTGAAAGGTGAGGGAATTATCGCTAAAACGCCGGAAGAAATCAACTCGGCAGCCGAAGAATTGAACATTTCATTCCCTAATCTAAAATAACCCCATGCAAATATCCCGATTATCTTATCTGGTCAAGGTCGTTATCGATGAAGTCACTCCGTCGACCGTCGAAATTTCATACAACGACATGCCAATAGATGACAGAGTAAACAGCCTTGCGGAGTCCTGCGCAAAAGAGACCTTACTGGCTTCTCCACTGAGATATTTGCCTCACAAAGATATACCGGGAAATGTAGAAATATATGGAGACGGGAGTGGATATGTGCTACTCCCCTCCGATTTCCTACGTCTTTTTTCTTTTAAAATGGAACTTTGGAAACGTAGGGTAAATAATAGCATAACGGAGGAAAGTGAAAGTTATCTGCTACAAAAGAATCCTGTCACACGAGGAGGTATAAATTTCCCCGTATGTGCAGTGGTTAATAGTGAAAAAGGGCTCATTTTAGAATGGTATTCTGTCCCTTCTTATGTAAGAATGCCCAAATGTACGGAAAAAAGATATGTTCCCATACCTGAAATAACGAACTCTGAAATAAATATTCCACAAGGGCTGGAAATGCTCATGGTATATATAACAGCCAAAGAAGTACTGATGAGTTTACAACAATATGACATGGCAAAAGCTACCGAAGAATTGATACTAACGGAAATGAAACAATTATCTATATAAATCGACATGTGTAGAATATTCAAATGCAATCGAGCCGGGAAATATATCGGTTTTTATAACAGGCTGGAAGATGCCATGCGGGATAATCCGATGGCGCAAAGGGACTGGTTTTTCACCAACGGGGAAACATTGAGCGTTTGGATGTTCGACGGGAACCGCTGGCTAGATACCAACAGGGCTGTCGGAGCTGTGAACATGATCGACAACCCGGAAACATTTGTTCCTGATGTTCTGGCGGGTGAAAGTAAGACTTATTTTTATATCGCCCCCCAAGCAGGAGAATATACCTTCACTAATTTTGGAGGGATTTCTGTATCAGTAGAAAAACCTAGTCTTATATCTATGGATTGGAATGGGATCGAATGGGGCGATACAATCTGTGAGTTTCCTGTTCATGGAGAGGAATTATTGCCGGAGGTCGAACTAAGATTCGTGAGTTTACCTAACGACGATGTGAGCGAAGTATACGGTAGCCGTGAATCTAATATTATAAAAGATTGCTATGTGGAGTTTCGAATGTCGCAAGGCTGGGATTTTATCAATCGAGAGAAAGAAAATATTTATTTGTGCCTGAACCGATGGAAGAGTAAAAATATGGCACGTAAATCTACCAGCCTCAGAAAATGGGTTACGGTTTATGATTTCTTTAAAACAGGAGAAGGCTTGTCTCATTGTTATCCCAATAAAGGAGAATTTCTGAACGGTTATTATAGATACGAAATGAAAGGGCTTCCTTTTTGGACACAATCTAGAATAAAACCAGTCGCACTCTCGGATTTAATTGTAGGAGAATATCATGGGGAATGGATCAGGATACCTTACTCGATGGAAAGCATTATGCGTAGATTTATATACATGCGTAATCAAAAAAGTGAACACGATTGGGAGGTCGTGCCTCCTCAAAAATTTTTCGATTCGAGCGGAACGAGTGCTGAAATGGTTTGTTCCGGAGGAAAGATGAAGATGTCACATGATGAAGGACATGCTAACTTTGTCAGTCTCACTTTGGGATTGTGTTTAGCTATAAAAGACTTATCGGTGACTAATTATGAAAAATGGATAAAAGGCTGTATGACGGCCTTCTGCGGAAGAATGGGTTATACTCAAAAACTGGGATTGTTCTATAATGCTACTTTATATGGGAAAAACAGGTTTGTTAAATAACGGGAGGTGCATTATCTATTTTTTTCTGCTCCGGCAGGAATTGTAGGAGGAGTTTCTGCTCCGGCAGGAATTACCGTTTCATGCACTTCCCTTTTTATATGTATAAATTATGGAAAATATCAAACTACCCTTAGATTTGAATCTAAACCCTATCGGGTGTTTATGCCCGGAGACGGGCGGAACCGTGGAGCCGGGAGTGGACTATACGGCGGAAGAGCCGGGCGTGTATCGTATTCTTTTCGCCGAAAGCGGAGAACCGGGCGAAACTCTAATGGTTCTTCGTATTCTTTTGCCGGATAGGGCGAAATACATAGAATTTGCCGGGTTCGTAGGCACGATAGAGTATATCTACCTCCCCAAGGGGGCGGTATTGAAACGGACAAACGAAGAGGATTTCCTTTACATAGTTAAAATGATGTAAGCCATGAATGTAGGAAGATTGGGATTGGTTCAAGCCGGGCAACCTTCGAAGCAGTGCCCCACGTGCCCCACGCTTGCGGAGATGACAGCCGATGCCACGGCCACGGCTGCCGATATTATGGCTGGAAAGACGGCGTATGCCATAGGCGAGAAGTTGACGGGCACACTCGTACCCGTTACCAAAATCGACGTGGCGGCGGAGGGGATTAGTTTCGGATATTCGACTTTCGAAGAAGTTCCCGAAGTATTCGATTTCTCGAACATAACGGATATTGCAAATTTATTTTATGATAATAATAACTTAAAGTCTATCCCAAAATCTTTTGATCTAAATTCACAACGATTATTAAACGGTACATTTAATGGCTGTCGTAGTTTAGTTGCAGATTTAGTCTTAAAAAATTCTGTGAATGAAGGAATATATATGGGATTTAATGGCTGTGAATCCATCATGACGGTTGAAATAGATCTGCCCAATGCAACTACTATGTATTTTGCGTTTAATAAATGTCTTAGTCTTATATATAAAGGGACTATCAACTTACCTAAATGCACCTCTCTCTATCAGTCATTTTGCAACTCGCAGGCATTAACGGAGTTTCCGAGGATAAATGCCCCTCTTGCCCAAAATTGCAGTTATACATTTTATCTGTGCAAGAATTTGACAAGTATTCAAAACTGGGATTTTTCGAACGTGACGGAAGCAACCAATATGTTTAAAGAGTGTTTTGCTCTGTCGTCGATAGGTGATGTGATCTTCTTACACACCTCTCTATCGCTGGCAGATTCCCCGAATATCGATGAAGAGACTTTGAATCTATTAGGAGGATTTGCCAATGCTGCCGGAGAAAGTGGTGTAGCTCCTTTAAAAACTTTGGGACTACCGGCCGCTACGTTGACATTTAACACGGCTGCACAAACTTATTTGGAAACAGAAGGTATCATAGCGAAACTGACAGATGAAAATTGGACGGTTAATTTCGCCGATTCGATGTAATGGATAAAAGAACACAATCAAACAAAACCTCATAAAAAACAAATACCCATGAATATAGAAGAAAAAACCTATCAAAAGATTACTCCCGCAACGGAAGGTAATTACCTGACTACCCACCAAGAAGGCGGCGATATAAAGACTTACGAGGGAGTAAAAGCGATGTACACGCCGGCAGACTTCGACTCTTCAACCGTAAGGGAGATTACACCGGAGCAACATCTAAGCTACCAAAAAGCCAAAGAACAGGCTTTGCAGGAGGAAATACAAGCGTAGCATATTTAAGATTATAGGAGATTGATCGATGAGTGAAAAAGATCCCATAGTGAAATACTCGTGGGAGGATATTAAGTTTACCATTGGCTTTGAGGACAAGAACGGGAGTCCAATCGATGCCGAGACGAAGAAGTTTAAGTTCATCTACAAGGACGAGGCCGGTTGTTGTTGCGAAGTGAGCTACGACGGAAAGACACGTAAAAACTGTGTGTTCCGTGACGGCGTGCTGTACGGCATATTCAATTCCGGGACTTTCCGATATGGCTTGCTCACGGTCGAGAGGCACTACTGGATAGAGGATGCCGATTTCGATGACGGCAAATGGGACTATGGCGATGTTTACAAAACCAATATAATCATCAAGTGATATGGCAGATAGTGATTGCATAATCGTTCATGAGCAGGTGGTAGTGCCTGATGCCGTTGTGGTGGAGGAAATGGTTGCCTTGCCCGGTGAAAAAGGTGACAAGGGAGACCCTTTTACCTACGACGATTTTACGCCCGAACAAATCGCCGAGCTTCAACGTCCTGCGACAGAGGCGGCGGCAGTCGCCAATCAAGCGGCTGAAAAGGCAAACAAGGCGGTCACGGATATAAAGGTTCTCGGTGTCACGTTGACGGCAGAAGAAGCAAAACGGGAATCTGCTGAAAGCAGCCGTACCTCGGCAGAGAGTGAGAGAGCCGAAGCGGAAGTTCAAAGAGAGACGAGTTTTTCCCAAATGCAAACTACGCTCGAAGGACTTATTTCCGATACAAACACAGCCACATCGAACGCCAACACAGCGGCAGGAAATGCGGAGAATGCCGCAACGGCAGCGAACAACTCGGCAACTCTCGCTAATGCGGCAGCCGATAAAGCAAACCAAGCGGCGGAGAGTATCGCATACAAAGAGAATGGTTTTTATATTTCCCATGCTTTTCTTGAAGCCACAGATTTAAGGTATATAGGATTCAAAGAGATAAAAAACGACAAGACTTGTTACCTGCTTACGATGGGCAGGTGCTTGAAGTTTTCTTTGGACACTTACGAGGTGTTTTGGGACGTCAAATTGGAGGGTTATGGAACACGATGGCACGAAGCGGCTGAACAATTGAGGGTAATTGATGATACCGTATATATTATATGTTGTAAATGGAACGACAATAATAATGGTATTTGGCTTATCAGACTGAATGAGGAAGACGGAGCTTTTATCTCCGAGGAGCTGATACCTATTCCTGTTCAGTATTCATACGCTACATTCAATAACAAAGAAGTCTTAATTACAAATGATTATATATATGGGGTCGATAGTGTCAATAAACAGATACTCCGGTGTTCGATGGAGGACAAGTCGGTAGAAATTATCGATTCCATAGACTCTGCCGTATCCTTTCCCGTATTGGGGGACAGATGGATAACCCTGCTAGATGGAAGTGTGAAGTATGCACTTGTTTGGATTTCTGCCAAAAACCATATCAAGATTGTAGATGAAGATAATAATCTGTACTCGATAGAGCTGGCCTTCTCAAATGACACACAAATTACAACATCTCAGAATACATATATTCATAACATAAATTTCAAAACACTATATATTAACTTTATTAAAAGTCCGTATAGACATTCAGTTCATTTGACGGACGGAGGAGATAACTCCTACTCTGCCGAAAATATCGGTGTAAGGAACTCGTATCAAAATTTCCCATACACCACCGAATTTTACGGAAATAGTATGACAACACCAGATACCATTGTAAGTACGAATATTTTGAGTACGACAAACGAAGGGTTTTATAGACCTATTACCAACAAGGCCTATATTTTCATGTCGAACGATCCAGATATGTTACTTGCTGCCAACCTTTCTACTTCAAGAACCGGCGTAAGGCGTCAGATTGAAATAATCAATCCTATTTAATTGAATAATTATGTATATAGATATTAAAAACGAGAAGATTATAGGCATATACGCCGACAATGAGAGAGAAGGGTTGATAGATGTCGGTATTATCCCATCTCCCGAAGAGATACCCGGAAAAATACCCGTGATGTATTACCGGAACGGGGCGATAGTCTATGAGTACGAGGAAGCACCGGAAGCGACGGATAACGGCACGGAAACATCTCCCGTACCAATGGACTACGGAGAAACGGTAAATGGATTGATCCGTCGGAAATATACCTTGTCGGAGGAGTTGGCGATACTTCGGCAAAGAGATACGAAAGCAGAGGAGTTCAAGGCTTATAACGCCTATGCGGAATCCTGCAAAGAGGAAGCCAGATTGTTAATCGAAAAACAGAAACATTGATATGGGAGGGATAAACGAGGCTACGGAGGTAGCCAGAGGGATAAGCGAACAGGGGTTCTTGGTGATGACCGCAGCATTCTTCTTGGTGTTGTCGGCCATGATGATGGTGGCCTGCTTCAAGTGGTTCAAATCGATTATCACCAAGAGTATGGAGGATTATGGAGAATCCCTGAAAGAGCTTATTGAAAAGACGAACGACCAGAATAATATGTTGTCCGACATATCGGAAGGTCTTAGACCGGAAACGCAGCTTCGGATAAAGAACATGACGAGTGAATTTTTCAACCTTTCCGCCAGACGGGTTTTGGAAATTATCGAACAAGTTAGGAAGGAAAACCATATATCCGACAGGAATAGGACGCATGAAAAAATTATCGGAAATCTCACGAATCAGTACGAGGACAGGAACAGCCGTTTCGACTACTTTACCTATCGGGGTAAACGTCTTTCATGTTATACCAATCCTGAATGGATAGACTGGGTGGCAGAGGTTGTCGAGAACGAGATATATGCCCATACGGTGAACGATGACAGGGCTAAAACCAATGTATTTTCTGTCTATGACCGTATCAAGCTCGATTTTTATCACCGATTAAATAACGAATAATATGAAGAAAATTTTGGAGAGAATCAAAGGGTTGTTATTGTCTATTCCCCACGACAAGCTGCTGCATTTTATCGCAGGAGGTGTCATCGCCTCTTTCTTCGCCATCGTGATAGGTGCGACGGCGGAATATTGTGTGCTGTTCTCTGCCATAGCGGGCTGTATCAAGGAGGCTGTCGACGAGTGGAGGAAGCCGGGGGCTTGGTCGTATGCCGACCTGCTGGCTACCATACTGGGCGGGCTGGTGATTCAAATCGAGGTTTGGATTGCCTGACGAAAAAAAAATGAATTTTTATAACCCGGCGACGGGAAAGCGTTCTTTGACTTCTTGGAATCACCGTTTTAATGTTAAATATTGGGCAAAAAAGAAATTTTATTTGCAAAAAGAAATTTTTATCATTATGTTTGCAGCAACATAATTATGCCTTTGGCCTACGTTTGTCCCTTCTTAATAACGGATAAGCTTTACCAAAGGCCATTTTTTTTAATTTAGGATAATGGTAAATCATAGAGGAACATCTTACACAGAAACACCGATAAGAGTAGCTATTTTAATTGATGGTGGATATTTCATAAAACGATATAACATACTTTATAATAAATCCGGTAAAAAAGAACCAGAAACAATAGCTAACGATTTATATACAATTTCACATTCACATGTAGGAAAGAATAACTATCTATATAGAATATTTTATTATGATTGTATTCCTTTCAACAAAAAAATCCATAATCCAATATCAAAAAAATGTATTGACTTCTCTAAAACAGAAGAGTCCATACGCCGTAATGCATTGATAAATGAATTAAAGAAAAAACGGAAGGTTGCATTGAGACTTGGATATATAAAGGATTGCAAACAATGGAAATTGTTTGACAATGTAATGAAATCCTTGTTAAGAAAAGAAATATCAATAGAAGAAATTAAAGAAACCGATGTTTATTACGAATTAAAGCAAAAAGGTATAGACATGAAAATCGGCGTTGATATTGCTTCTCTTTCATTAAAAAGATTTGTCGATAAGATAGTCCTTATATCTGGGGATTCTGATTTTGTACCAGCAGCAAAGCTAGCAAGGCGCGAAGGAATTGATTTTGTTCTTGATCCTATGCACTCAGAACATATAGAACCGAACTTATATGAGCATATAGATGGATTGAAAAGTATACCTATGTATTATCAAAAAGAAAAAGGAAATAAAAAGACCCTTCCTGAAAACAGAGATTAATAGTTACATACATTCGTTACAAGCGGTGATTCTAAAAAAGTCACCGCTTTTTTTGTCGCCAAAAATGAAGAATGGATATGAAATACTTCACGATGAAAGAACTCACAAAGAGCTCGACGGCCGATAAACTGGGCATAGACAATACCCCGACGACCGAAGCGTCTGTTGCGCTGTCGAACCTTGTCACCCATGTTCTAGACCCCTTGCGGGAGATGTACGGGAAGGCGATAACCGTCAATTCGGGCTATCGTTGTCCCAAGCTCAATGCCGCCGTGGGTGGTGCGAAAAACAGCCAGCACATGAGGGGCGAGGCGGCGGATATAACGGCAGGGAACAAGGAGGAGAACAAGAAGCTGTTCGAATTGATTCGGGATAACCTTCCCTTCGACCAGCTTTTGAACGAGAGCAATTACAGTTGGGTGCACGTGTCTTATGTGTCGTCATCGAAGAACCGGAAACAAATACTGAGCCTATGAGACACATCGTATTCCTATTGTTGTTTTTGGCCGGCTTGGCTGCGACGAGTTGTACCAGACATGTGTATGTTCCGGTGGAGACGACAAAGAGCGACACGGTGTATCTGAACCGGGTGCAGCTCGATTCCATATACATGCGGGACAGTGTTTTCGTCGAGAAATCGGGAGACACGATACGTGAGTTCCAATACAAGTACATATACAGGTTCAAGGACAGAATCGATACGCTGTATATATCCAAGACGGACAGCATACAAGTACCCTACCCCGTCGAGGTAGTAAAGTACAAGACTCCTCAATGGTGCTGGTGGACACTCGGTGGCATTGTCTTGCTGCTTGTCCCTTACATCATGAAATGGATAACAAAATTGAAAGGACTGGGTTTCTTGATATAATTTGATTTACGACTCCTTCCGGGGCTTCGGAGTATAAAGAGGAAAGCCTCAATCTCTTGCTGCTCTTCCAAAACTAACAAGAGACAACATCACTGGGAATGTTACGAGGCTTTCACAGCCTTTAAACAGGAACGTGATGTTTTTTATTGTGTCAACAATCTATAATTTAACAAATATTTAAAAAGGCAAGAGATATGAAAACCAATGAAATCTTTGAACACGTCTTGCAAATCGTTTGCGAGGAATGTGAGCTGTGTTACGGCGAATTGATCAACGGGGCGAATAAAAATGCGGTCGACGCACGTTGCCTGCTCATCTGTGCGTTGGTATCGCTAGGATTTACGGAAGAAAATATAGCGTCTTACTTGTCTATGACACGACAGGGAGTGAATAAGTTGAAAAACACGTTATCACACAGGATTTCACAAAGTTACATTCTATTAAAGAACAATCAACTAATTAGCAAACGCATAGCAACTGAAATTCATAGATAGCAACTGTTATGACCGTATGTTTGACACACCGGAAGATGTTCTTTCGGTATAACTAAAAAAATAAAAACATATGGAAGGAATTAACAGAGAAATCGTAGAAAAGAAAGTCTACGAAGAAGGAAAGAAAGAGTATGCCTCTAAGGGTGTAGGTAATGCCGGTTTAGCATTGGGAATCGTTGGTACGGCTCTTGGCGCAGGTGCACTTTGGGGAAGACGTAACGGGATTTTCGGTGGCGGTTCCATGCCTGAGAACGTAAACATCAACACGACGACTGGTGGCTGGGGAGGTTCAAGTGCTGTCGCTCCCACCGCATTTCAAGCATGGGAAAAAGAATGCGAGGATGCAATTGCTCTCACCAATACCATTTGGGGATTAAAAGTCAACACGCAAGACCAAATGTATGCACATCGTGAAACCGATGTGGCTGAAAAATTCCAGTTGTATAAGTCGCAAATCGATGCAGATTTCGGGCTTTACAAGACAAGCCGAGATTTATACGATGTATTGAACGAGCGATACGCCAACAAATTCAATGAACTGGACAAGAAGGTAGCTGTTTTGGAAGCCACCCGCCCGTATCAAGACAGATTGATTCAGTGCGAAATCGATCGTGCCTTCACAGCCTCCATCAATTACACGGATCGCAAGACTTGCCGAGCTATCTATGGCGTTGTAGGTCTTCCTTCTACTCCTACCGTAACTGTTTTGGAGGGTGCAAACCCTTTCGGTTGCAACTGCCAAAGAGCAGCGTCGGAAACTCCGACGGCATAAAGGCCGAAAAGAAACGCAAGAAAAAGCGTTAGTGGTAGAGCCCCTTCGGGGGCGATACCACTTTCATTACCGATTACTAACCACTAACACGAATAATTATGAATTTTACAGACCCTTTATTAAACGACAGGAACTTTTCTATCCCCGAATTGGAGAGAGAACAGGAAGCCATGCAACAAAAAATTGCTGAAATGAAAAGAAACTATCGGCAATCTGCGCAAACGACTTCTTCTCCCGTGTGGGACGAAATAGACAGGATTATGGACTCCTTGACCGAAAAGGAGTTTAGGTTTATGCAAGAGAATGAAGAATTTCAGCAAAGCAGCATGGAAATTCAGAGTATTCTCAACCGGGAGTATATGCGGATTATGAGACCGATAGTCGAAGGGACAAAGGACGGGAAAGATGCGTTGGACAAACACCTTACCCTCACCAAACGATTGAAGAAAACTGTTAAGGACGAAGCGGATAAAAAGGACGCCTTGATGAACGAATATATTACTCAGTACAGCGACATGAGCTGGAATGAATTTATGGATATGAAACAAAGAAAAACATCGTCTAAATCTAAGAAATAATGGAACTGAAAGAAAAACTGGAAGCTGTAAAAACAAAGTTTAATAGGGCTGCTCATACATGGATAGATGATAGGATCGATGATTTTACACGAAATAATCCCCAATTAAAAACTGTATCCACATACCTCAAACGTGGAGCAAAAAATTATTTGTTGAAAGAAGACAAAAAGATTAACGAACTTATCGATGGATTATCTTTATTTATTTGCGACGAAAATGGGAACATAGATGTTAATATGCTATTCGATGATTTCATTGAAATGTTCAATTCTATGGAAGAAAGAGAATTTAATCTGGGTATTCTTAAAGGTAATCTTGGCTCAGGAGCTATGAAAATAGAAATACCAAATAATCTCCTGACTAATTTGGTATTTGGAAATATGGGGTATATTCGTATTACATCGGGTGACTTAGTTGAGCTTAAAAAATTATTTATAACGGAATGAAAACATTATAAAAAGGAGGTATAAAATGAAGTACAACGAAATGATTCAAAAAGCAAGGACAAATGGAATATCCAGCGATAAAATTATGAATGAAGGAATAGAGTCCATTGATAATTTACTTTGTATTATAGAAAAGGAGCATCCTAATATATATTGGAAATTTATGAGAGAGCAACATGGTATCTTATATAAGAATCACTATACAGAGGATTTTGCTAAGTACGATGTAAGTTGCATTTCATACACAGATAAAGAGGAACGAAAACGGGAAGGAGCACATTGGACTATCGATCAAATAGAAGAACTCACCAAAAATATGGCATTCCCGGTAGGAACCACAAAATGGGACAAATACGTAGCATTCAATTCGATGTATGCAGACCTTTGCAAAGTATTAGATGACCAAGCTATTATCAAATCTGCACATGCTTTTTATTTTATGGACGAAGATGCCCCTGCTGGAAAAATTTGGTTATACATAAAATCTATGAAATAATCTATATTAAATCTAAGGGTGTATCAAACGTAAATAATACACCCTTATTATATTAAAATATTACCACGGGTGTATTCTTCTGCGTATTTTCCCTGATTTTCTCCGGCTTAATGAAGATACTACATTATCTGCATTATCATCGGAAAGAGTTTTATATACCATTGCTTCTTGTGGAATTTTAATCAAGAGCCAGCGATATATTATGTAATTTATCAGGAACTGCAATATATAATTATCGGCTACACAGATAGAGGTATCTGGTATATCTTCATTCATCTGGCATGGATAACAAAGACGGTACAACCTTAAATCGTCGTCTGAAAGTCTATTATCTGGGTCTAAATCACATATATCAATTTGACTCATTTCCCTTTCGTCATCTTCTGGTTCTATGATATAGGCAACCAGTTTATTTTGCATATAGGCATGTGCATCTTTTAAAAATCGCTGAAATAATAAATCATCGTCTTCGGTAAGGGTTAATGACACTAGTTGAGTACTTCCATCTTCATTTCGCCGAGAGGCTCCAAGCATAGTTGTAATATTCTTTACTTCGGATAATATTTTTTCTGCCGTATAGTGAAATACATATCTTTTCATCTTAACTTGGTATTAAATGTATTTTTTTCCTGTATATCTAATCTTGTAATGGTTGAATCGGAAAGCATATCGCCTTCTATAAATAGATAGAAGTTTCTCCAAGATGACGGTATTCTAGGGAGTAGAATATCAGATAACAGCGTATCGCTGTTTATGTTCATCGATATGATCTTATAAAATGTTTTGTTATCGTTGGAAACATATATGGAAATAGAAAAATGTCCTCCGGCCAACATACGCAAAATGGAGCGTTCTATTTTTTTGAATCCCGGTGTTCCTAGTGTTATGGGAGCTGTACAAATGGTAACATTTTGTAACTGGTTGGACTCTTGGGATAAATCATATACTTCATCTTCATCGGATACGGCATAACAAACCGGATACGACGGTATAAAATAGGAGGCTTTCATTTTTCTTTGTCTCCATATTTTTCGTTGAAGATCGTAAATAAAGGCAGTATTTGCTTCTGTATTTTTTATGATAAGCTCACCAAAAGGATAATTGTATGCCAACAAAGGCTCGGTCAATACATTTTCTATCCCTTCCATATATACGTGTGCTGGGTTGGGAATATAATCAGCTTCGAGAGAGTCGGAAATTGATTTAGCAGAATAGCCGGAAAGAACAAATAATTTTCTATCGGAGGTAAAAGCCACAGCATTATCAAGAGATATAATGGAACGAGCATTGCTGCAAATATCCCTTGATACTGGAAACACATTGGAATAAATGACTTCTCCTGTACCGACTTGCATCATGTATATGCCCTCGTCGGTGAATACATATAGAGGAAATTGCCCGTATTGCCCTTGTGATAGAGCGGGTGTTGCGGCGGCCATGCCGATAATTTTACCATTTCCTATGGTGTAGGTTTGCTCGACGGGAAATATAAATGGATTGTCCGTGGCAGAAACTTTAAGTTTGTTGGGGGTTGTCTCAATGTTATTCGAAGATTGGGGAGCCTCTGGTATTTCTGTTATTACTGTACCTGAAATTGTTATCGGATTTATCTCTCCCGTGGGTAGATAATATGCCAAATTGAGGAAGTCATGCGGAGTGAGATCGAAAGAGGCTGAGAAACGATAGTTTGTTAACGCACCCGATTCTTCTCTTCCCCGATATATAATGGTTATCTCCATATTATAAGCCCGTGAATCGGGGTATGAGATATATGGGGAAAGGAGTAAAAGATTATCCCCGTTCGGTATGTCTTGGTCACGCACCACGATAGAAGTTCCTGATTCGGTTTTTATATAGGTTTTTGAAATGTATTTTATGACGTCTACGGTTGAACCGGCATAGGATATGAACATTTCGACAGGATAGCCATCATATAATTTTTGGGACGTACCTGAGATGTGCAACTTACTATTATAATTAAATATTTTTTCGGCAATGAGCCTATTATGAGAATAGGTATCATCTGTTAATGTGGGCTGATACACGAGGTTCTTTAATATGTCGGATAAATCGGGTATATCTGAAAGAGTATTATTATTGAATTTATCACTATCAAAATCGTATTGTGCAATGCGGTAGAAATTGGCAGTCTCTAATATTCGCTCTCGTAGTTTTTCGTCATTTGTGTAAAATGGGTCACCACCAAACGAATAAGGATTTCCATTACCTAAAACAGGGAAATTATTCTTATAAGTATCGGTATCATCATAATATGGAATCTCAGCCATAAATACGTCTATCCCCTTATATATATCGGATTCTTTTAACGATTTAGAGATAGTAATATCCACTTTTATCCTATAATATCCCACCATAGCCCTAACCGACCTGTTTTTATAATCGTTGTTCATCGTCCCGGAAATAAATATCGGCGATCGTCTCATAAGCAGAACGGGAGCTGAATGTAACGTATATGTGCCGTCGTGCATTCTGATAGCCCAACGGATAAGAGCCACATTGTGAATCTCACCTTTTGATCGCAAATCATCTATTTTTTCATAAATAGCACCATCTGGGGTCTCTCCTTTGGAAAGTATATACTTTGCGCCAACTTCAACGACCTCATATGGAAAGCTTATATTTACATATCCATAATTTCCAGTGTCTGTCTGGTTGATTTTTACGGTTATATCATCTTCATTTATAGAAATATTTTTGTAAACGTATGTGCCAGATGATCCATACAGATAACACAAGAAATAAAAAATACCACCGTCTGTTGATACAACAAGGGTGTTTCCCACGGAGGTTATATCATTTAAACCATCAATTTGATAAATAGGAACTCCGATTTTTGCTTCTGAACTTGCCCCGTCGTTGTAATACATAGGTCTCACGACTTTATCATTGCCATAACGATATGCTTCGTAGTAGATAGTGCTTCCATCGAAAGTAATCCAATTTTCATAACCATTGCCTTTGTGAATATAAATGAGTTCTCTATGATTGGAAATAGTATATATTTTCTTATTCACACCAGTCGGAGATATAGATCCAGTGGAAGTGTGACGGAGATTTACCATAGCGGTTAACTGCCCGTCTTGTGGATTTGAAGTGTCTAATACTATACCCGAAAAAGGAATGGTTTTCATACAAAATATTTTTTGTAAAACTAATGATGTTTATTGATATGTCGGCGTACGTGGTTGCCATTTGTTTACCTTATTGTTTTTTTGATGAAATCTCTTTTTTTAGTTTGTCTATCATTCTCTGAAATTTTGCAGCCACCCGTGGACAGTGTATTTTTAAGTTCCTATCTCGCTCGGCTTCGTAATAGGCTATTTTATATTTAATTTCTTCTTTTTTCATGAATATCTGTTCATTACATTTTAATTCTTTCCCAAAATATTTTTGGATTGGAATTATATTCTTTTATCTTATCGGTCAATAATTCCAGCTTTTTAATAGATGCTCTATTATCATGCTCTATTATCTCTAATCTGCTAATTTCTCTTTTAAGATTTTCGTTTTCTTGTAACAAACACTTGTATTTATTCAATTGGTCTTTTAACTTGTCAATCTCACTTTTCAATGCCTCATTTGTAAATATCCTATAAACATGGTTTTCTGGATATATCAAATCATTCACATAAATAGCACCCACTTTATTTATGGCAGTAAGTAGGAATGAGATAGAATAAGCATCAATAGTGTAAATTTTAGAAGATTCAAGTTCGGCATAAAATGTACCATCGCTTTTTATAATCCCATTGTCAGTTTTGACAATTAACTTGTCATCTTCAATATAAACTTTTCCCATGTTAGTGATTCTAATTATTAGTGAAAATATCATCTATACACTCGTTCACCCTGTCGCATGTATCTCCAAAGGAAATGGCAAAAGATTCGTCGCCTACACGGTCTATAATGGATCGCAGGTCACGGGCGATGTGGTTGAACGCCCGCAGTTCTTCCAGCATAGGAAGGGTAACAGTTCCGTCATATTTTTTCAGTAGTGAAAGTAAATCGACGGCGGAGGATTCTGCAATGTCCGCCAACACTGGGATTTTTCTCAGGAGGCGATTACATTTCTCTTTGTCCTCTTTGCTCATGGTGTCGGTGATTGTTTTTGCCGTGACTTGCTCTCGGGTTTGCAGTAGTCGGTCATATTGCCTTCGTAAGTTGTCAAACAGAGCGAAGTCGCCCCTTCTCAGAGCCTTCTCCATCTTCCGGCTGTACTCCTCTTTCAATATCTCGATGTTCATATCAAAACAATTTTAACTGTTCAACTTTATTTTCAATCTTAACTATCTCTTCAATGATTCGTTTCATTATTTTTTGTCTTATATAATTTTATAAGGTTTATAAAATAAAAAAGCTATCTCAAATTTTATTTTGAGATAGCATCAAAAAAAAAGGGAAATCTGCCAGTAGGCAGCTCTATACCTAAAAAAGAGGGTGATTATACCTTTTTATATTTCCCTTTAAGGTCGGTTTCATAAACATCTACGACCTTATCGGCAAGTACACTAAGATCTCTTGACATGCTACGATTCCTCGGTGGATAGCCTTTATGGAATTTTACTACATTAATTTTTGTCATATTGTCTTTAACAAACCTTATTGCTTCTGAATAATCGTAGTCTCCACTGACAAGAATAATTTTATCACATTTTTTACCAACACTAAGGGAAATCATTTTCACAGCTAGTGAAATATCAACTCCTTTTTCACCAACATAAGTATGTTTATATGGATCAATTTTTAAAACTCCTGTTTTAACCATTTCTATATTATCATGTTCAAGACATAATTGATCGTAGGCATATTCTATATTGGCAAATTTCTCCTTTTGCTTTTTAATCCATTCCAAAATTGAAGAGCATTCACTATTCACACTATCTTGTACTGTCTTAGGTATAGCGGAAAATTTACCATTTTTATAATTTTCAAGATGGGTCCTATATTTCTTGTATACAATTGAATTACGAATATTGGTTTCCGTATAATACGTATCAAGTATTTTGGCTGGCCTGAACCAATAGGCTCGTATAAGTTCTTCTCCGGCATCAATCATTGAATTGAATAATACCGTCCAATCAACTTCTTTTTCTATAATACTCATCTCTTGCAGACTATAATACAGGTTCTGCCCATCTACTAAAACTACTACTGTCTTTGCCATAAATGCAATAATAAAAATAAAGAAAGCCACCCACAATAGATGGCTTAGTATAAATCTGGCATAATGCCCATTGTAATCACGCTTAATGCGCATGTTTAAGGTTCAAGGTAAAACCCTTAAATTTTCATATCAAACGATATGACGTTGCAAATATAAGTATTCCAGTTAATAAAACAATCATTTTTAATGCCTTTATTTGTTAAAATATATATATTAGATTTATTCGTCTTACATAATTATTTCAATATCAACTCTCTTGGTTCTTTATCTTCCCATTTTACTTCTGGGAATAAACTGTCACTTAATACAACAACAGTAGTATTTTTGTCTCTAAATCCCCATGTATACTTACGTTTAACTGGTTTAGTCGAGTACATAAACAATTTTCCACTTTCGTCCCTTGCTATCCACATAACTTGCTATTTCTTAATAATTTCATCATTTATAATAAACTGACCTCTAATTTCTGTCGGCAAAATATTCGTGATATTCGCTCTATGTTCTTCACCGTGCATAGATTTGAGCAACGGGTGTATTTCTTTTGGCATAGGAACGGGACAATCTTCGCAATGTACTACCATTTCAAAATGTTGTTTTTGTCCATTCTTGTCCTTACTACCACAGCATTCACAATGAATAGGATAATAGAAATAAGTCCTTTCTAATGGTGCTTCTTTGCCACAGATTTTACATTTACCAAATTCAATTTCTCCCATGATTATTCCAAAGTTTAACTAATTGTTTTTCTGTATATGGTTCTGTTACACCCATATTTGCATCCACATACCATATTCCTATGGAATCAATGAGTATGAATATATTTACATCTACCCGGTATATCTCATCATCGGGGTATGCTTCCTTTACAGCAGTTGTACAGTCTCCATTTGTATAGCAGCTTGTTAGTATAAGCGATACTAATAAAAGCAATAAAAATTTCTTCATAGTTACTCCTCCCACTCGATTTTAACGGTATCAACATAGTCAAATCCTACTACGGAAGATTTTTTTGCTTCCTCTTTGGTCGGGTAAATACTTGCCATGCAAGGGATTTTCTTTCCTACATTATATGATTTATATACATTCACCCACCCCTCTTTCTTCTGGGGGAACATCATGAGGTCGTATTTATCAATCTGGTCGACAAAAAATCTACCATTTTCAAGATATTGCAAAACAGTTTCTTTATTACAATCGTATATTAAAGCAACAATTGGTTTATTACATTTTGCGTCAAAGCAAATAATCCTTGCCTTTCTACCATCACGAGTACATACTGGCTTGCCAGCTTTGGCTGCTTCGAGGTCAAAGGGTTTAAAATTCAATTTCTTTTCTTCCATATTTTCTTTGTTTTGTTTAATTTCTACAAACATTTCATTTGTGAGGCATGAATATGCAGGATAATGATTTATATAGTAACTCAATTTGCAGTTTCTTGAAAAATTATCATAAAAAGCACAATGATCACAAAGAGCACCAGGGACCTTTATTTTCTGGTATGATTTATTCTCTATCCTAATAGGATCTCCGACCTTTTCAAGTTTCTTGAAGATTACAGATTTACCATCTTTTCTATAACATGATAAACATTCTCCTCTTATCTCAAATACATCACTACAATGAATATCACTCTTGGTAGCTAAATCACAATTCTCACATCCAAGAGATTTTGTATGAATACACTGATACCATTCTCCGTTGTACTCAAATATTTCTCCTACTTTTCTTTCCATATCTTACTGTATTTTAATCGTTCAATCATTGCTTGTCTCCTTTCAGTAGTTCGGGGTTGTCGTGGATGTTGCCGAGAACGTAAGAATCAAAATAAATCCTTCTTAATGGAAAAGGTCTGTTTGAACTACCAATCTGACGGTATTCAAACATGCCATTTTTAAAATAGACTTCAAACTTGGGTTCATACGCTTTAACTTGAAATATGTCACCCTCGTAGATTTCTTTTCCGTCGGCGTCATACAGCCCCGTGAACAGACCTATCGTTTCTCTACGGACATCGTATCTAATCTCTTGATTGTTTTTGTAATCTACGATTTCGCAATTACCGCTATCGTCAATTATCAGATTGCCGTAAGCCCATTGCCCGTTATCGAATCGTTTGCCACGAAAATTAATTGTCCTGCTCATTGCTCTCCTCCTTTCATAAGTTCTATTTCTCTCATATCTGTATGATTTTATAATTTATTGAAATAAACTGACTTGTATTCTTTTCAAGACCTTTTCATTTGCGTCGTTATAGAACTGTTTGTTGACCTCGAAGCCATATGCCTTTCTTCCCAATGAGGCTGCCGCATACAGGGTTGTGCCGCTTCCTGCGCACGGGTCGATGACAACATCGCCCTTGTCCGTGAATATCTCTATCAACCGTTTGAGGAGCGGGACAGGTTTCTGGCAAGGGTGGCATTTGGGCGTGGTGTTGTCCCTCACCCAGTCGAAGCAGTTGAAAATCATTCTCCCGTTGTTGTTGAATTTGGGCAACTTGTCCCGATAAAGGATAAGACCGTATTCGCAGTTGCCGACGACCTTCATGTTTGCTTTCAACACTTGCGCAGAGAAGTCCTTGCGGAAAACCAGCGGTATGTAGTGATTTAACCCGTATTTGCGGCCTAACTCTATGAATTTGAACTGCTGTTCGTACTCGCAGAACAGTATCATGCAGGGGGATTTGCCGGCTTCTTTCGGCTCTTTCACGAGCATTTTTGAACAGAAGTGCATGAACTCGGCCGGACGAAACTCGCTGTCGGACGAGAAGAATTGTTTGCCTGCCAATGCGCTCTCGCCGTTCTTGTTGTCTCCGTCGATATACCATGCGGGGTTGCTGGCGTAGGCGTTATTCGCCAAATTATACGGCACATCTGCTATAATCAGCTGCGCTTTTGGCAGACCATAGACTTTATAATTCTGGAATGAGTCGTTGTAAAGCTCTATGTCTTTCATACTTAACTTTCCTTTTTGCTGTAATTCTCAATTTGTTTTAATAATTTGGACAGTACACGGCAGTCTCGAATAGTCTTACCCGTAGCCTAATTACTGTATGATCTACATCTAACAACCCTATCCTCATAAGTCACTGAGATTAAAAGTTTTTATTTCCTCCTCGGTGAACCAATATTTGACTTTGAGAGGCCTTATGCTGTAAAGCATTTCGTCGTAGCTATTCCTATTGTATATCTCGTCTAATCGGCTATATAGTTGCTTAGCTCTGTCTATGTCTTCATAGATAACTCGCTGAACTTCTTCATTGGAACAGTTGATAATATGCTTCGAGAAAACATATACTCGGTCATTCCTTATGTCAAGATAAATAAATATTACAAGCGTAATAAAAAGAATGGCTAATCCCGCTATCAATGTTATTTCCATGTCATTTCTCCTTTCTTAATTTTGCTTCAAATCATTCATTTCATATCCCATGTTAAACAGCCATTTGAGCTCTTCCCATTCCTCGAAGGTGAGGCTGGTGGTTCTGCTTCGTTCCCATTCCCGTTCCTTTTCCTCCTGCCTTTTTTTGTCCTCATAGAACCGCAATAGTTTCTCTCTGTCGGCTCTGAACTCTCGAAGAGACCTTGTTATCACCATAGGGTCGAAAACTCCGTAGAACGTACCGTAAAGCCCCTGTTTGAACCGCTGGAAGAATACCATGAACTCGGTAAGTTTGAAATCGCCATAGCCGGAGATGATGATACGGGCTATCTCCTCGTATTCCTTTTCCGTCATTCCGTCCTTGCGGACTCCCGAAAATTCGGCGAGGTCGAGAAGCTGTATTTCCAGCCACGACTCGGCGATGTGACTGCCGAACGTCCTCGATACACGGGCTATGCTCGGAGCTTTGCCGATAAAGCATCGTTCGAGGCTCTGGCAATAGCGGCCTTGATTGTCGGGGCTAAAAAGGCAGAGCAGATTCTCCCCCGTCTTGTAGGTTGCCAGTATCTCCCGTTGCCAGCTTGGTGGCGATGGCTTTTGCAAACTCTTCAACTCGCTCCTGTTTAGTCTTTCCGGTAGCAGCTCTTCTATTTTTTTCATACTTTTTCTCGTTGTTTGCCCATGTGGCGAGCCGCTTGGAGAGCTCCCATGTGGGCTGTTTCTCGAATCTCATTTTCGTTTGGGAGGCGTTCATCTCCGACCAATAGTCGAAGAATGCCCGAAGCATTTCTTTCCCGTACTTGTCGGCATAAGGGATAAGGGAATGATAAAAGGCTTCTTTTCTTTCGTGCGTGGCGGCGGACGCCGCTTTTTTCTTTATACTCTCGTTAGAGAGTATTTCTTTTTTTTCTTTTTCTTTTATTTTCTTTTGTGGTATTTTCTCAGAGTTTATAGGCATTTCTTCGGAAGAAATAGGCATTTCCTCGGAGGAAATATGTTTTTCCTCGGAAGAAATAAGGGAATATTCGACAAAATCGCATTTCCGATTGATCTGTTTGCAAATGTCCCTGTATCGTTCCTGTATTCCTTTCGATGACAACACATGTTCCATTTCAAATAATTCTTTGGAAAATAACCCCAGTGCCAGACAGCTCTTAATCACTTCTGATATATATGCCTCTTCAAACCCGGTCTGTTCCGAAATAATGAAGGGCAACTCTTCGTCCCACATCATGTAGTACCCACCCTTGTAGATAAGACATAGCAGGAGAGCATATACCGTCATAGCTTTACCGCCTTGATACTTGATTAACTTTCGTATTCTTATATCTTGAAATGTGTCTATGTCAAAAGGAAAATAGTCCAATCCCATTTTTCTATTTCGTCCCATGTATATTTAGTTCCTATTTTCTTTTTATAAACTCATGAATTTTACTCATAATATGACAATTTCCACTGACGTGAAACGGTTGGGAAACTGTAAGATTGTGCTCATAATTGTTCTTATTTATTACATGGTAAATTTAATATATTATTTACTTTTTGACAAATATAAACATCTGTAAATCAAATGATTAAACATTTTTTTTTAATTTGTGGTTTCAGTGATTGAAAATGCCCACCCGTTCAGGGTCTTGTGCTTGTCAATCTCACCGGTTTTGCATAGCTCGTTTATCTCAGATTTGAGTGACCGTATAACCACCGACTGTATTTCGGTAAAGCTCGCTATGGAGGGCTCCTTGTTATTCTTTTTCTTTTCCTCGATAATGGAGGATATAACTTGCTTGGCTATAATCATGGCTATTCTTGTTTTAACAATTCTGGGTTATGAGAATACAGCCGGCAGGTACTTGTGCCGGTAAACGTTTTTCAGATAGGTTATCATTTGGTCGTAGCTCTTGATAAAGCCCTCGTTGATAAGGTCGGCGACTTTTCTTTCCAGCTCGTACAATTCCCGCTGTTTCTTTTCTTCGCCGTATTGGTTGCGGATATTCCTTTCATGCTCGTTGAACACAATCCAGTTCAACGCTTCGCCTACTTTCTGCATGGCTTGGGGCATGAAGTCTTTCCGAACGATCTTTGAAACGGCAGAGCCTAGTTTGTTGTAGGCATCGCCGGCTTCGTTGCGATACTTTATCATCTCGTCATAGACGAATTTCAACACCTTAACCTTAAACGACGGGTTAATCCACATTGCAAAATCGATGAACAGTAAGGGTGACATCCAAACAGCCCCTGCCTCTTTGCTCCCGTCTTTGTTAGTTCTCGATTTATTGATTATAAGTATTTGATTTATAGGTTTTTCGGAATTCCGAATTTGATCGTCGTCATTTATAAGAGCTTTTATAAACTCTTTTGTCTTACTGTTTTCGAGATAGTGGTTAACATTTTTCTTATGGTTGTTGCCTTCATTCCACTGTTTCAACAATTCGGATGCACAGAAAAATCCGTCTTTTGTACGTTGGGTAACATCTATGTTACCCATTCGCCTTTTCATCAGTTGGTTGGTTTTCATAGCTTTTATTTTAGTTGTATGGAATATTTTAATATAAAATGTTGCCGGAAAACGGAATATTTTTTACGCATTTGTTGCCGGCAAGCGGTAGAGTTTATAAATTCTTCTGCTGTCATATCATTTGTTTATTTTAGATTCGACAACCTTGTATTTAATGGGCAATCCGGAGCAGATGATAGCGAGCAGGGCAGAGTCCCTTTCTTCTTGGTTGCTGCGGGGTCTGTTAAACTCTATCCCGCTCATCTGGCACAACCGCTTCAATTCTTCATGGGTGATCTTGCCGTCTTTCCCTTGCCAGCACTTGCGCAATGGGGATTGCTCCATGACTTGTATTCCGTAATGACTCAGCATTTCGACTATCTTGCGACCGGTCTCTTGGTTGCGACCTACATGCTCGCCTTTCTTGGCTGCGCTCGCCCGTGTGTCCTTCGGTGACAAGTGCCAGTTGGATTTGTTTTTCCAACCTGCCTCGACATACACCACGGTGGCATGGCCGAGTTCCGCACCTTCGAATGCCACCGAACGGACGATTTCCAACAACTCGGGGAACGGGTGGCTGTTGACGGTCAGCTTCATGTCGTACAGTCCCAGTATGGCAAGTCCGCTACGCTCCACGTCGGGGTCTATCCCTATCACTACATCGTATTTGTGTTTTCGGTTGTATGTGGCCTGTTCTTCCATTATCAAAACAATTTCAGTTGCGTGTAAACTTTTTCTTTCGGTCGGTTTATATTGCCGATTTGACTATCGTGCACAAATATTTTCTCCTCTTTCAATTCTCCCGATCCTTTGCCGGAGAATAGCGAACGTTTTTTAACTGAATCTATGCAAACGAAGTCCTCCGGCATTTGGTATTCCGAAATATACACGGGCATTCCAATGTTTCTTGCCCAATCATAGAACTTTTCATGGTCGAAATCCGATAAATATTGATCTTTTCCTATATACGGAATATCACAGTAGACAACGCTATCGACATCTATACTCACGTTCTCATAACTCGCACAAGAAATATTCAGTCTTTCCAGACTTTCCAGACTTTGCAGTCTTTGCAGACTTTGCAGTCTTTGCAGACTTTGCAGTCTTTGCAGTCTTTGCAGTCTTTGCAGACGATTTAATATTGTATAATAATTGGTCAGTTCATAATAGTCTTCTTTAAGGGGCATGAACTCCTGCATTTTCTTATATTGCTCGAATGTGGGGAATGACCATTGCGATTTACCGAAGTAATGCTGTTCCATATTTGTCCCGAGCCTATCACCAACATCACGTTGTTTTAACCCGCTTTCAGACAGCGCATTTAACAGGTAATTACGCAGTCTCTCTTTCTCGTCTTCAAATGACTTGATTGTATCACCTCCTACGACAATGTTATATATCCTTTCATAATCTCTCCGCTTATCATCTACCAGATACAGCCAATACTTTATATATTTTGTTTTAACTTCGGACGAGTTTGATTTCAGCCAATTCCCTATCTCTACCTTTCTTTCGTATGACGATTCTTTTTGCGATTTTTTCGGATAAATGCCCATCGCGTTAAATAACGAATAATCCTCGAACACACATGCGTAATGTAACGCTTTCTTGTATGGCTCTATTTCTTCCGAATATAAATAATTACTGCAATTATTACCGAAAGACCAGCAAGATGATACATAAGCGTCACTTCCTTTCAATTCTTCGAAATCATTCCGGCTAATCCACCTCGTCTCGTCCTTGAATTCTCCATTTATTGCGGACAGAAATAATCTTGGGTATTCGACGAACAAGTCATTCGCATATATGTTATTGAATTTCCCCGATAATAATGCGGCGTGTGTCACAGAACAGCCACCGGCGAATAGGTCGTAAAAATTCTCAGCTTTCGGGAAATGAGAAACTATCCATTCCGCTATTTTGTTTTTTGATCCTTTATATGGTAATCCGTAATTCATATATCGTTTCTTTTTGTTCGGCAGGCGGGACTCGAACCCGCAACTGTATATTCGCTCCTTATACTCGACTTATACCGCTCTCCCGTTTGAACCACTGCCGATACCACCTAAAACACTTATGGCTAATTTCTCCCCGCAGTTTCTTTCTCCGTATGGTGCTCGACCACGTACCCGGATCGGCTTGCGGGGAATGTCTCACATTATGCTCCTATATCAGGTCTATGATTTTGGTTTTCACAATTCCGTCCAACCTCATGTCGTTAAGGCCTAGTCTCATGTGTTCTTGCATGAGGCGGTTGGCTTCGGTGATGTCTTTGGCGCAAACGAGGGTGTAGGACTTCGTTTCCTTTTCATTGCCGTTGTCATCGATGAATATGTCTATCAACGTGGCTTTGTAGAAAGGCTTGCCTTCTTCCTTCTCGTTGACTATCTCGATGACTTTCGAGCGGGTGATAGAGATTACATCGCAATTTCCGTTGTATTCATCGCAATTTCCGTTGTATTGTTCCAGGCCGTTGGCCTCGGCCTCGGCAAATAATCCTACATCGGTGATGAAGTGTTCGACGACTTCTTTCATCTCTCCTTTGCTGTTCTCTTTTTCTACTTTCAGTTTGATTTCGTAAAACATCGCTTTTATTTTTTATCGGTTAAAAACTTCTTTGAACTTCTCGTCGAGGGCATTCAATATTCTCATTCGCTCAGCCGCTCTACCTTGATTATCAGTAGTGTAAATTCTCATTAACAATTGCTCTCGTGAGCCACAAAAACAGCCACATGTATAAAATGGAGCAACATTGGGATAGTTGTGTTTATACCAGATATGAGTAGTACCTTGTACTGACACATAGGTATCTTTTACCGTAAATTGAAGTTCTTCCGCTTCGTAATCGGGCTTGTTGGGATTTCTTGCCGCATAACTGCGGACAATACAGTCGCTGTCCTTTGCCAGTTCTGTGAGCACATCGACGGGAGTGTTGGGATTCCCTGCCACACTAATGCGGACATGCCAGTCGCTATCCTTTGCCAGTTCTGTGAGCACATCGGCGGGTGTGTTGGGATTCCCTGCCGCAGAACGGTGGACAACACAGTCGCTATTTAAGATCTCATTTTTGTCCATTGTATTTCTTATTTAATTGTCTGACTTTATTTCTCATCAATCTTGCCAGCTCTTTATGCCGGTAGTCGTCGGACTTTTCCAACGCTTTTGCCGATCTTTCCAGCAGGCTGACGATTGACTGTATTTCATAGTCTTTCATGAATTGATTATTTCATTGACTAATTCATCGGCTTCGTATATCCTTTCGGCTATCTTCTTGAAGATGTTATCATCTGGATATATCCGTCTGATAAACATGGAGGGCTTCTCGAACGGGTTATATACGATGAAATCGCACCAATCGGCTTCAACGCACATGAGTTCGGACATGATTTGGTAATAGTACTTAGGCTCCGTGGACAGGAGGGTATCGTTGTCCTTTATCTTGTGGAAGTATTTGGCGTATGTGGCCGTTCCCACGCTTTTTATCTCGATTACCCCTTTCTCCCGCTTATTCTCATCGTAATAATATCCGTCGGGGCTGGCTGCGAAATGGGCAATGGTGGGGTGTTTGCATAGTCCTACCTCGACGACACGGCGGCCTGTTTTAAGTTCGTATATGCGCCGGGCATCGGGCTCGTTCTCCGTTCCCCATCGCATTTGCTTGGTCGATATGTCTGTCTGGGTGATATAGTCGGAGAAAAATCCATCGTCGTTTATCATAGCCGGGTTGAGCATGCGCTCTCCCGCTACTTGGTAAATATAGTTCATGGCGCATTCTCCGACCCCGTTGCCGCTTCTGTTCGTTTTCATCAGGTCGCCTATGCGGCTGCCCGTGAAACAACCGAGGCGTTTCCTGTACCATTCAAGAGTCCTTTGCGCTTCCATCGTCGAACAGTGTCTGTTTAGTTCCTTCCTGATTGATTCCCTCTTTGACACCGGCTGCTTCTCCGGCTATATCTTTGAATTTGCTGCTTTTCGTGCCTCGGTATGGCTTCATAAGTTCTTCTACCGTTGTGTCACCGTCTTTGAGCGACTGGTCAATGCCGGACAGCAACGCAATCTCATTTCCTCGAATCTGGTTAATTGTCTGCTTTCCGCACAACTTGATTACCTCTTCCTCGGTAATACCATACTCGTTTTTGAAAAACGCAATCCACTTCGCCCTTGTCTTTTTGAGCTTATCTTCGTCGGACAGGTCGCCAGTAATGAAACTTTGAGCTGCTTGGTAGACTTTATCGGTGATGCTTTTTGGAATAACCGAAAATACGGCGTTTCGATAGGCTATTGCGTTTGCGGCATTGCCAGTTACGGTTATCATGTCGTTTGGATACCGTTTCCCGTTTTTGTCAATGATAGAGCGACGAACCTCAAAAGCACTTGCCACGTTTTTCTCCAAGTCCCAAGCTGTGCCACGGCTTACCACTTGCGTGTCTGTAATCTGAACCACCTTTGCCTCGGTGCGCATATTCCCCCAGTTTGAAACGATTATTTTCGCCAAGTGAACAGATGGCCCAGTAATAGGTTTGTTACCTCTTGGTAGCGCATATCCACACGATTGTGCCGTTTCTTTATCGAGGGTAGCCATAACGATAGAGTCATCAAGACTACGACGCATATCCCGAGGATATTTTTTCGCCGTGGCTACTTGGGTGTCTACATTTGCTCTTTCGAGAGCGTCTATTTGCATGACTTGTGGCTGTGCTTGAACCTGTAATACTTCGTACTCTGACATATTTTTTTTGTTTAAAGGGTTATGTTTCTTTTTATACACCGCATATCCTCACGGACGGGCGGTGAATATGCTTGATTTATATGGAATTATAATTTATTTCCTCTTGCTTTGCGATCGCCCGGAGTATCGGATTTGTTCCCTCTATTGACGGATGCGGGTTTATATCTAAGGCCGTGCTTGGTATGACAAAGGTCTTTCCCAGCTCGGCTTTCTTTCCCATATCGCTTGTCGTGCTCCCGATTGGCTTTCGCCAGCTGCGCCCGTTTGCGTTTTTGCTCGGGACGGGCGTTTATTTTTTTGTCTGTCTCGGCTTTCTTCTCCCGGGCTTCGGGGTGTGTGCGATAATATTCTGTGGACTTTCCCATTGTGATAGTGATTTTGTTATAGTTTCTTATCGGTTTGTTGTTGCCCTGCAAGAGCCATCGACGACAGTGCGAACAGGGATATGCTTATCACCAGTTGCCAAAGGTTGGCGTTGATGAGCGAAGCGACTACCCCGAATATCGAGGAAAGCATAAGCAGTATGGCGAGCAGGGTAAATAACTTGTAGAATATCATGACTGTTATATTTGGAAATTACCGTTAAACTCAAATTCTTCGTTCCCACATTCGTCGAATACGGTTACCGTGTATTCCGTATCGATGTAGCCACTACCAGAAGATGGCGTTAAATAGTCGCCGTTGTCCCATTCCTTGTGATTGTATGCGTCGTAATGAATGCTGACATCGACGTTTTTGTCGATCAAATCTACTTCATAGTTTATATCTCCGTCGAGATAGTGACCGTCCATGTTTTCTCCTATATGGTCGTCAAGAAAATTTTCTACCTCGTCCTGTATGTTTTTTAGTTTCTGAATATCGGCTTTTACCATAGCGATAGCCGTTTTGTAGATGTCCGTGGCATCACACATGAGGTCTTCCCGGTATCGACGCATGCTCTGCCAGTCTTTCGGGTCGCAATCTTCGAGGTAGGATTTGGCTATTTCTTCCTCGTTCATCAATAGTATCTTGTTGGCGACCTCGTAATTTTCTACCCCGCCTCCCAGATAAAATTCCTTACATTTCAATTTGTAAGGGGAGTTGTCGTATTGGTCGTTGAAATCTTCCCTTGCCTTGTCGTATCGTTTCTCGATTGTTGACCGTGGGATAATACAGGTTGTGTTCATGTTCACAGGCTTATTTAATTTCGTTCCCCTGCAACAGATGACTGTTTTTTCAACCCGAATCCAACGGGCAGGGGAAATATAGGGTAATGGAAAGCTGTCTGAACTATTCTTGCCTAGAAAGGCAATCCCTTTCTCTCTCCATTCTTTTTGTTCGTTTCTATTCATTGAACTTGGTGAAGCGTGCCCGGTTGCCGAATTACCAGATATTACTTACACGTCACGACTTCGTTACTTCACCCCGACCCGTCGCAAGTCTCGGCGTTCCCGCTATTGCGACTCTCGGTGTTCTTCACGTACGCCAACATGTCAATGAGCTTTTTTGTGGGGAGGCGGGAATCGAACCCTTGCTCGCTCCGAAGAACCGATACCCAACATACTGGTTCTTTTATTCGGTTGCTCTACCGTTGAGCTACTCCCCTGCTTTTACATCATGGATTTCCAGACTCGTAGTATCTCGCTTCCCGGGTAGAATTTTCGACCGTTACACCTCCTGTAACCGCATTTGATAATTCCACTCTTCGTGTAACGGAACAGTGTACTCCTGTCGATGCCGAGTATCTTGCATGCCTCGTTGGTCGAATATCGGCCGGAAAGCGAAACTTGGGGTTCTGTGGAGGTCATCATATCGTTTTTCTTTTTATTGTCGTTGTTCCCGCAGGCTAATTCGATTCAGCGGCTACACGCCTTTCTGCGGGATTTCATTACTTTTGTAGTACCAAACCAAATAGTAATGAGTTATACCATGTGGATTACTATAATTGTGCGGTTCTATTAGCTGGTTTATCCTACCATCTTGTGTGAGACGATTCCGCCCTTTTTGAGAGCAAGCTCCCTTATTCGTTCTGGCTGCTCTCCGTCCGTGCGAAAGTTTATCGCCCCGTAGACAGTACGGTCTGTACAACCTACCTCGGCGGCTATCTCTTTGATAATCTTTGATGGGATACTGATGTATTTTACTTTTCTCATTGCTTTTTTACATTTAATCGTTTATATTTGCACATTATGGTTTTTGTTTCAATCTTGAAATAGGTTCGTTTCAATGATTACAGAGGCAAAGATATATATTTGTTTGTAAAATACAAACATTTTGTTTGTAAATAAAAAGTTAAATAAAGTTTATAATATGAATAACATTGACAATGAAAGATTTATATATCTTGTATCTTATTTGAAAGAGAATAGATACATACGAAATCAGCAAGATTTTACAGAACGTGTTAAATCCGATAAGTCTACTGTTTCACAAATTATGAATAATAAGATAACAATACCAAACAAAATGTTTGCAAACATATTAAATGCTTTCCCATTCATTTCTCTCGAATGGCTTATTACTGGCGAAGGCGAGATGTTAAAGAATTCGACTATATCGACGAGGGACAACCTGAATATATCTGGCGGAAATAAAGGTAATATACGTCAAGGAGATGTTAATAATAACATCTCTATATCATTGCCGGAAAAAGGTACTCAAAAAATTATTGACCCTGACGGAACAGTCACAATAGAGAATACTAGTTCAAGCGTCCAAAATAACCTGAACGAGATAGACATGCTTAATCAAAGGATACAATACCTCGAAAGAATCGTTAGTGGACATGAGGCTACAATAAAGTCTCTTGAAACAACAATAAAATCCAAAGATGATTTAATATGTATTTTGAGGAGCTCATTAGATAAACAAGATTAGATGGTCAACAATCGCAATATACTAAATAATTTCTTAATATAAGAAAAACTAATATAATAGTAAAGTCATGAAAGAATTAATTAATAAAATACTTAGTGTGAACAATCAAAAATATATATCTTATTATTTGAACAATGATAAACACAATGAGCACAAAAGATAGGAGTGGCGGAGTTCCCCATAACAGTTCAGAAGACTCCCAATGTCACTTTTGAGGTGTCTCTGCAAGATGTTTTCGGGCTTTACAGAGTGCTGATGTGTATGTCGTTGAAATAAAAGCAATATAAAATGTCCAAGTTTGAAGAAGGGTGTATATCAACTATACTTTTTTTAATATACATTCCCCTTATTATTGCTATTACAGTTTTGTTCCCTATCGAGACAATAGTATCATTATCAAAAATAGCTTATTCAAAAGGTATATTATTTACAATTGTTATTCCGGTAACAGTTGTATTTATTATAGTTATAACTACATTATTAGTGACACTATCATTCAGATATAAAAATAAAGTAAAACGACACAAAGAGGAGATTGATGAAATTATAGAAATTTACAATCGAAAAACAAAAGAGTTAGAGTATGATTATAATAAAAAAACAACAGAACTCAATGATAATTACAAATCAAAATTAAATGATTTATTAAAAAGAGAAGGAATCATTAAACATGTGCTTAATTCTAAAACGCCATTTAAAGATGTTGCGCAAATGGCCGCAGATTTGTCAACATATTTGTATGAAAAAGATGAAAATTATTTGAGATATAAACCTCACCCAGCTATCAGCGCAGCAGAAAAACTCAAAGAAATAAAAGAGACAACTAATAAAGAACTTGTATTCTACAAAGAAATTGAGTATAAATACAATTTTATTATTGGGTCATTTCCCGAACTAAAATTATACATAGATAATGACACCGAATTATTAAGCATGGCTGAATATTTATCATATTCGGACTTGCAAGAGAATCGAGATAGGAGTAGGGATTTTCTTAGTAATGACGAATGGAATAAGTTAACTGTTTCACAACGAAATCAATTAGCATTAGATAGATATATACAAAAGAGAAAAAAGTCGAATTGGGCTATTGGTCGTGATTATGAAATGGCTTGTGCTTATTCATTACGAGAGAAAGGATTTAGTGTTGAAATGCATGGCATTGAAAAAAGATATGGAGATTTAGGTCGGGATTTGATTGCAACAAAGTTTGGTCAAACATTATTTGATGAAGATAGTAAAAAAGGAGAGATATTTATCATACAATGTAAATGCTGGAATAAGGACTTACATATAACAGAAAATGTTTTAATGCAACTGTTTGGGACGACAATAGCGTATCAAATCGAGAACAAAAAAAATTTCGGAAATGGAATAAAAATTATTCCTGTCTTGATGATACCTCCTTTTACAAAATTGTCTGATATGGCTAAAAATTTTGCAGAAATTCTTGGAATAAAAATTATGATACAAGAATTTATAGACTTTCCCCGTATTAAATGCAATATTAACGGTAATGATAAAATATATCATCTCCCATTTGATCAACAATATGACACTGCACAAATAAAGAATAAAGGTGAATTTTATGCTTATACAGTAGCGGAAGCAGAAGAAAAAGGATTTAGAAGAGCCCATAGATACAAGGGAAATAAAAAATAATTAAATACTCAACTAATATGAAAAATATAATTCTACTAAGTATTTTACTCTGTTCCTCATTCAATATGATATTGGGACAAGAGAAGTGGGACAAAGAAACCTCTACCTATATAAATTACGATGTCGGATTTCATTGGAATTTGTTAAGAGATTTCGATTGGGTTAAATATCCAACTAATAATCAAAATACAGTTTTCAAGGCGGCATCAGATGTGGGGATAACTGTTCTTGTATCAGCAAGGAATATAGGAGTAGATAGCAACGAATATGATGCATGTGATTTTATAGAAGAAATCAAACAAGGATTTGGCATGATATTGAAAGAGAGAGACGCTCTTACCGGGTCGCAATCGGAAATTAAATATGCAGTATGTAGTAATTTCTTAGGCAAGAATGCAATAAAAATTATTATAAAATGCTCATTATATGATGATATTCGCAATGAATCTTATTATGAAATAAGTTATAACTTTTTAAAAGGAGAAACATTATTTGGTGTAACTGCTCAAATAATGGAAGAAGCATACTATTATTTAGACGAGAGTGATATAAAATCTATTTTTTATGGATTTGGAATGAATGCAAAATAGACAATGCTATGGGAAAATTGAATTTAGTAACTGTCATTATTTTAATATGCGCCATAATAAGGAATGTTATGGGCATAATAACAGCTATTATGAGGTATCAAATTGATAAAACTTTATATAACTTGCCTGAAAATTATACTGGACTACTTGTATGCGACATTGGTGTAGCTGTTGTTTTTGTCCTATGTTTCATACTGATCTTACGGTTAAATAAATGGGGCTATTATGCTTTTATAGCGACCAATATTGTGTACATGATATTAATTGCCGTTATTGGTGGAGATGCCATTAAATGCACATTCTTGGGTATATTGTACATAATAGGAATATCATTGATGATGCTTTTGAAAAAGGACGGTGTAAATGGCTTTGTTTCTTTGGGGATAAAGGAGACGCCAGTTTCTTTGAAAGACGAGAATGAGGATTTCGAAGAGTACGATACATTCATATCGGAAGGTGAATCAGAAGAAAAGATAACCACTGAAAATTCTTATTCTCCCAATAAAGAGGTTGGAGAATTGGATAACGAGAAAGAGACAGCCGATGAAAGGTGCAACAAAGAATCCGTTAGTTTCAATAAAGTTCTTAGGTTGATAGTAAAACATAAAGATTTTACACTTATACTGTTACTTATTATTATACTTATTATTTTATATTATTTTTCAATCAAATAAATATATCATGGAGGCTTTTATCTTATCTTGGGTATTCCCTGTTCTCTTATTGATAACAATATCCTGTATTACTTTCTTATTAGTAAAAAAATACATGGATAAAAAAATAGCAAACATTGTATTTGCCATTTCTTTATTTCTTAGCGTTGCAATAGGGCTTTATATTCAAAACAATAGGTTTGTTGTCGAAAATTACGAATATGTTGTTTTTACAGTATATGATAAACTTACAGGTAAAACACACTCAACATACGATAACAATCATTGATATGAAAACAAGTCTGACATCACTAATATTTAAACTCGGAGTGTGAATTAAAATCAGTCTAGAAGCCGATGAATTATATTCACTTTTTTTGTGGATATATCAAAAAAAATATCTATCTTTGCATTGAAAACAACAGCACAATGTTTATTGAGTTCGACAAGGAGTATTTGCTAGAATTGTTTGAGAAAGGACGAACAAGCGACAAAAAGTATCGATTCCAGCCGGAGGTAATACGGGGGTATCATAAATGTGTCATGGTTTTGAGACGGGTGGAAAACATAGAACAATTATACCGTATTAACGCTATGAATTATGAAGTCCTTCATGGTGACAAAGAAGGCATATCCTCTGTTCGTATCAATCGAAAATACCGACTGGAATTTACCGTAAGGGAAATGATGGACGAACAAATAATAACTATCTGCCGATTGCTTGAAATTAGTAACCATTATAAATGA